TGTGTTTGTGGGGTGGGGTTGTCAGGGGTTTGACTTGTGATGTTCTTTAGCGAGCGGATCATTAATGCATCATTATGTTTTCTAAAAGACCAGCCGGTTGTCTTTCTCCGCGCCGTACCCCGTACGGGTAACGACGAGCAAACTCAGCCATCCCAATGTCGCCAGGACTTATTACTTCGCCGCCTTCTGCTATTCTAGCTTGTCGCTCTTCTTCTTTGAGGCGTTCCTTATAAGCCGCATGCCGCTTAAGTTGGTAAGTCGTTGTGCCTATCGCGGCGGCAGCAGGTAGGGTAGGCCAGGCAAGTGCTTTAGCTATTTCCATGTCGCCCGCTAAATCAATGTCAAGCTTGTCTAAAGGGACCGCTTCAGCCATAGACCTTGGAGGTGGAGTTATAACACTGGGAGCAGGAACTATAGACTTCGCTAATTTTCTTAACAATTTACTCATTTTAAATCCTAATTGCTTGCGATTTCGTCTTCACCTGGGTATCCAGTAACCATGTTTCGCTGAAGCTCGCGATGAGATATCGGCCTGATACGAGGAGCGTCAACGGCTTCAATTGGCATTACTGCGGGCCTTGGTCTTGCAGCAATGACTTCTGGCCTTTGCTGCCTGCTTTTCGCTGCCACGCGAAAGGCCATCTTTTCATCCTGCGACAGACTGGCCCACCATTTGTCTTCCGGGGATGCTTCCGCAATCGCTTGCGTTGGTCCATCTTCTGTAATTGTGTCTGAAATTAAATTAAACAATCCACTTTTAGTGCCGCCTCCGTATCTTTGTGCCATTGCCCCCAGCTCCGCTCCCCCGTAGGTAAGCGCAGCTGCTGCAGGCAGCCTTCTTACCATGTTGCCGCCTATATAAGCGGCATTCTGTGCGTGGGGACCAAAACCTAAATCCTTTGCCATGTTTCTTCCAGCATATGGAAGGAGGTCGTCTGTCTTCTTGAGCAATGTTGCAGGTGCAAGGAGATGGTCTGCACCCCTGGCCGCACTAGAAAGTAGTTGTGGGTCAGCAACCGATATTGATCGCACGAGGTCGGCTAAAAACTTTGACATATTGTTATCCTTTAATGATCGGATCTTGCGATCCGCTCATGTTTATTTAACCATCCAGTGAAACTGACGGGGAAGATTGTTTGTGACGTAATCTGACCACTCGGATTTAAATTGATTCGGGTCGTTTTGGAACCGTCTTTGCATTTTTCCATAGACTTGCCGAAGACCTGTTGGCGGTATCCCGCTTCTTCCCCCGGTAGACATCCATTGCTTTACGTGCGGGTGAAGTGCTCGATTCCCCATAGGCGAGTTCCCCGGCGCTTGCCCAGTTGCAGCTGGCTGCATCATTGAGTTTCTCTGACTTGGCCCCATGCCAGTCCACCATCGGTTTTGACCACCTCGGGCCTTTGTGTTCGCAAGTTTATCCCATGCCGCATCCCTAGCACTCATTGGATCGGTCGAGGGTATATTTTCCCCGATGTCTTGCCCCAGACGAGCAAAAGCCTGTATTCGCTGTCCAGCTGGACCCCTTAACTCCGTTGCCCCCTGTCCAGGAAACGGATTTACTGGTTGGTCTTGAGGGGAAACTGTTCTTGAGGTGACTGTGTGCATAGGCCCCCATGAACTTTCAACTTTTTGCTCAGCAGCCCGCTTTGCCTGATCGTTCGGGGGAGGACCAGCCTGCTGCGGAGGACCAGCCTGCTGCGGAGGACCAGCCTGCTGCGGAGGACCAGCCTGCTGCGGAGGACCAGCCTGCTGCGGAGGACCGCCAATAGTTGGTCCTCCCAAATCGACCCATTGACCTAGCTTTCTTTTTTCTTCCTCTGAAAGCGGAGCCTGCTGAGGACCAGCAAGCCCCATCCCCTGAGGGCCAGCCTGCTGTTGAGGGCCAGCCTGCTGTTGAGGGCCAGCCTGCTGTTGAGGGCCAGCCTGTTGCTGAGGGCCAGCCTGTTGCTGAGGGCCAGCCTGTTGCTGACCAACTACGCCCTTTAAAGTTAGTTGGTTTTGTGCCATTTGCTCAGCTTCTCGCCTACGCTGCAATGCCTCTTGGCCTTTTGCGTATTTCAATGCGTCTTCAGTCCCTTGCATTGAAAGGGGAAGCATTCCTTGCTCGGCTCTTTGTGCATTTAATGCATCAAGCCCTATTGGCTCTGTTTGTCTCCAAGTTGTAGTTCCTTTTGGGTTTGCTTCAGAAGGTGGACCAACAACCTTGGACCTGCTTCCACTAATTGCGCCCTGAACAGCATCATATTCTTCTTGTGCTCGTGAAAGCCTAGAGTCAATTTTTTCCCGCCTAGTCTGTGCATTAGGCTCTGGGGCACTTATGGCTTTAGTAGCAGGCGACCCTTCGACTGTTCCATAACCAGCATCCACTTTGGCTTTGTAAGTACTTTGGGCTTCTGCGTTTTGCCTGCCTGCTGCCGCTTGCCCAATAGGGTCTGGACCAATAGCACCGGGGCCAAGCTTTAAAAGTTCTCTTAAATATTCCATCATGTTATCCATGAATGTCTTTCTTTTATAAAAGTGCTTACGAATCGCTATAGGGCGGACTAACCGGCACTGTACTCATCCACTGACCAAAAGTTTGCTCTGGAGTGTTTTCGTATTGTGACCAGTCTTCCATTGTTCCCTGAACACCCTGCTCTGACCACAACCGGTCACCGTATTCGCTGCCATAATGGCCTGCAGTGTCCGATCCCGAGCGGTATGTTGCAGCTATTGAATCAATAAGTGAAGGGGAAGCTCCTTTAAGTGGGCCTCCGGCTAGGTATTCTTTCCATGATCGGCTTGCAGCAAGCGCGTTTTTCGATTCATCCATGTGGTGCCTTTGCACCCCATACAGCCCCCGCGATTCATCGCCTGGGATAATTGTTTCGTATAATGCTTCAACTCCAGGCTGACCTAGTCGGTGATACTTTTGTTCAGGATACGGGCCTTCAAACAAATACTCGGGGCCATGACTATAAGTAAAACGAGGAAGATTATGTTCATCGGTATAATCGTGGTAAGCATCATAGTCATACCCACCGCCTTCACTTCCTCCGCGATCAAAGCTTTGCAAAGCCATAAGAGATTTTGCTAGATTTTTATTGTCATAAAAACCTGGGGGCATTGAGGGTGGGTCAGGGCTGGCCAGATTATCCGACAAGTCATCGTCGTACCACCACTGGCCTGTCGGGTCCGTTGCATAGCTAATCCCAGAGGGATTTGGATTTTGCCCCCAGTTAGCAGCGTGGGACTCCTCCAGGTATCCGTCTGGAACATCCTTATAGGATTCTGGAACGGTATAATTTAAGTACGGCGTGCCGTGGCCGCCGCCGGGGCCTGCGGAAGTAAGGTTCACTCCCATCCATGGAGAACCACCTGGGTTGTTGGAATTTTCTGATGTCCCAAACGCAGATATGTAGCCAAGGTTGGGATTGTCGGCAGAGTGGTACCAGTCCATGCCGCTTGAGTCAGTGGCGACCTCAAACCCAGTGTAATTAGGATTAGTCCACCCTTCTGGGGTCAGTGATGCCTGGAGCCCATAATCGTTGTAGCCTTCCTGTTCCCAGTGCAGGGTATTTCGACCAGGAAGGCTACTAGACGACATATTGCTTCCAAGGTCGCTGTTAAGATTCGCCACAGGAACTGCCTTTAAAAATGGCAGCGCGGCTCAAAGCGAACCGCGCCGCCGGAGAACGAGCTTGAGCGTATTCAGTTTATCACAGAGAATTAGATAGTCAAAACCCTATTCGTCTTCAATTAATTGAGGTTCTCGGCTATATCCGTAAAACCTCCCGCACTTCTTGCAGTACAATGCGTCCCATTGGCTTTTTATAGATGCGCGTTTTTCAAATGGGCCGTGAGGGAAGCAATGCTTTTTCTCTAAAGGCTTTTTTCTGTCGCACTCTGGAAGAGTAATCACGGTACCTGTGTGTATTTTTTGTGCCGCACTTCTCTGTTCGGCTATCCTTGGCTCCGTTGAAACAGAAGGCACAAGTGGAGGAATGGTGTCTTGTTTAAGTTCCTTCATTTCGCTCTCAAGTACACTCAGCCTGTCTCCATTACTGAAATCCCTTTTCTGGGAATGCCGCATCTGCTTCTTCGTTGCATAGCCAATAATCCTGGCTTCCCAGTCTTTTATTCTCACTAACACATAAACGTGAGGGATGAGCTTTTTGTCTGGCATCTCAAGAAGCGCCGGATTACTTCCCTGGTGGAGCGTCGTTTTTACGTCATAAAGAATGCCTTCGTAGTCAAAATCAGCACCAGAGTCTCCGTGTGCATTTAAAGATAAGTCTATCGGCAATCCGGTGCAAAGGTGAAATGCGTACTCGCCTTTTAAACCAGTGAGATTAGTAGATTGCTTAGACCACTGACGGCTAGTTTTATAGCCTTTTTTCTGAGACTCCCGCTTTCTGGCTGAATCTGCTATTTCCTTCTTGTAAGGAGATAAGTCTATTTTCTCTCGCCAGTCATGTAATCTTTTGCATTTCATCCCCAAACTCCGTTTTGGGAGGGTCTTCAAAACATTCATCTTCCCACCAAATCCAACACATTTTAAAGAAACTCTTCCGTGAGTCTTTCTGACCATCTCTGGTATGCTTCAAAACTTGTGTACATGGTGGATCCAATGTATCTAATTTCCAGCTTGTGTACCTGGCCGCTCTTCTTTCCTTTGACGCCTCTCCTGGCCCATCTTCTTACCGTGCTTTCTGATGGACCACCCGGAAGCTTTGTTTTAGATTGAGCAACTGGAACAAGGTGTTCTTTTAATATATCCATGTAAAATATTTTAATGGCACATTCACCCTTTTGCAATGTCAGTCAATTGAGTGCATAAATAGTCAATGCTGTACTGTTATTAACAAATTCATGGTATTAAGAAATTGACCCTAAGCGTAAACCCCAACGGAGAATCAAATTATGGACGACAATGAATATCCAACAATCTCGGAGTCCGCACAGCAAAACGGTGCAGTAAATATAGACCCCAACGATTTTAACGAAACTCCCGAATATCGTATGGCCGAGGATTCTCCTAATGGCCCTCCCGCTGAAGAGCAACATCAGCATACCCCTGAAACACAAGAGCAAGTATCGACAAGCGTCCTGCATAGCCTGCAAAGCAAAGGATATGATGTATCTGGATACGAAAATGATGAACAGCTTATCGCTGACACTGAAGCCAGGTACGCTGCAGCAGAACAATCGATGGGGCAAGCAGAAGAATACCGAAATCAAATTGAACGCAATGCTGCAATGCAGCAGCAAAATAACGCTCATTTGGAAAATTATCAATCTTCTGGGGATCACGAAGAAGCGGGAAAGCCAGAATTTGATCCTTCCTGGGCAAATCTTGTCGAGCAAGACGAAACAGGCAGCTATAAAATAAGAGATGAATACATCGGGACAGTTGACCCGTCAGTTGCTCAAAACGTAAATAAATATATTGAATGGAGACAAGAGAGAAGCAATAAGCTGATAAATGACCCTGTAAGCACCATGCTTGAAGAGGGACTTGAAGATGCAATTAATCAACGAGTAAATACAGCAATTAATAGCGCAATGTCCCAAACAAAATTGCAAGGGGACGCGCAAGGCTTTATTTCGCAAAATGCAGAAGTTTTGTATGTTTCTGATCCTTCCACTGGACAGGTCCAACTTGATGCTGCTGGTGCTCCAGTCTTGTCTCCTGTTGGGAATGCACTAAATGACGCACATGTCATGCTTAGAAACCAAGGCATGAATGATCCCGCCACTAGGCATCAAGTTGCTATGCAAATGGTCCAAAATCATTTTACTCAACAGCATATTGGCATGTCCCAGCAGCAAGCCCAAATGCAACAGCAGCAAGTCCCAATGCAACAACAGCCTATGAGTTATAAGGATCAATACACTGATCAACCGTTTGCAGAGCCAACGAATCCAATGCCCCAAGGCTACATGCCAAACACCCCAGTACAACCAGACGCGAACGCGATAGGAGCATATGGAATGCCAGAGCATACATCCCTTGGCTCATTGGCTACAGCACTAGCTGTTCATAAAGGGTATTTACAAGGTAAGTAATTTTACTAGAGAGGTGATTTGAAATGGCTGAATTTGCTGCCGTACTCAAAGAAGCCGCGCCAGCTTATTTGAAAGGGCGCGCAGATAACACCATTCGCAACCGCCTTTTGCTGATGCTTTTGGCTAAGAATGGACGGATCAAGTACAATGCGGGGTCGCATAAGTTGTACTGGGACGTAAAGGCTGGACAGCGTGTAATCGAAGCTTATGGCGACGATGGCGTAATCAACTTCCAGCGATCAGACCTTCACGAGCAGTTGAATATCGACTGGCGTGGATACAAGATGTCTGATCGGATGACAGAGAAGCAACGACTCATGCTTGGCGACCTGACTTCGATTATTGATCGTTATTCAGGTATTGCCGAAGATATGATGGACGATTTGCAAGACGGGTTCTGTGGAGAACTTTTTGTTGACGGTTACGCAACCGGAAATGAAAATCGACTTCACGGACTTGATTCCTTTTTAGGTTATGCAACGGCGGGCGCTGCTGACCGTATTGCTCAGCCTAATGATACTTACGGTGGACATAGCACTGCTGTGGCTACTCGCGGTGGAACTTGGTCAAGCAACCTTTCTACTAAGCCTAACGCAACTATTGCAACAGACTGGCCGAATGGAAGCGGAACCGCCGATTACGATTGGAATAGCCCGAAGCTAGTAAACTTTGCTAGCTCAAACTGGGGAACTGGTTCGACAACGTGGGCTGACAACTGCGAGCGTGTTCTTGCCCAGACAACTATCTGGTCAACCCTTACGGGTGGTAAGAAAGGTCGTCCGACTCTTTACTTGCTTTCTAGTGATTTGTTCTATGATTATCAGAACAAAATGAGAGCCAAGTATCGCATCCAGGTTCCGCACAGTGAAGCTAATGACCTTGGCTTCTCTGACACGCTTAACCAAGACGGCGTTATGATCCAGCCTGACTTTGATGTTCCTGCCGGAGTTGGTTATGGTTTGAACATTAACCAAATGTGTTTAGAGTCTCTTGACAACGTACTGTTCAGCAGTCGCGGTCCTGAGTACGATATTAACACGGACGGCTACTTGTGGCTGATCGGATTTTTTGGTAACGCAAGATATTCGCCGAAATCCTTCAGTAAAATCAAAGATTTTACCAGTTAAATCCGTTAACCCTTTTCAAGAAGGAAATTTGAATTATGAGTCGAAGTAACAAACTTCCGTTTGCCCAGGGTAAAACGGCATTTGGCGCTGAAGCCACTAGTGTCGATAACCTTACGCGATCCCAACAGCTCGTTGGGCAGACTGTTTACTTGCCGGATATTGATTCGACAGGTGACAGGAAATCTCGTCGGTCTGGTGGCGATGTGACTGCTGTAATTATCCGCAACGTGGAACCGAATGTTGATGGAAGCACTACACTTGCTGCTGGCGATGCTGTGCAGTGGGCGGCGGGCTACCACGGAAGTCGCGTTGAAAAAGCCGATGGTGGTGCAGACCATCAAGTTGCAGGCTTTGTAGACGAACATTCTTCTGGCGTCAAAACCAACGACCTTTTTTACATGGTTGTTAAAGGCCCGTCTTTGGTTAATGCCAAGAATGACGGAGTAAAAAGTGCCACTGCGGACTTAGGGGCTGCCTATGGTAGCCACGGAAGCCAGAAAATCTTTAAAGAAGGCTGGTTTGCTGTTTTGTCCTCTACTTCCGGTGCAGTCGAAACCGACCTTGACGGTACTACTGGAGATGGTACTGCCGTCGACACTGCCTCTGGCAACGTAGTCGGTCGTTTCAAGAAAAGTGCCTACACCGAAGTTGCTTACAACGCAACTAATAAAGTTTTGTTAAGTGTAGACATTCGTTGATATTGGGGTTGGCTTGGTGCTAGCACTAAAGCTTGGGCGTGGCTCTTTCGGGGGTCACGCCCTTTTTTTTGTTTTTCTGGTAAGATAAAAACGGTACTCTTGTTAAACCCCAAACTGAGAGGCTGACATGGATTCTAAGAAAAGAGAGAATCTTCTCCAAGCAATGTTTCTTATTCAGGAAGCGCTTAAGACGCCGGAGCCATCCCCGAATGGACTTCCTGAAAAGCAGGAAAGAAGAATTGAATCTGACAGTATGTCGTCTACTCCTATAAGCGATGAAATAATTATAGATTTAAGTGGCTGCGCTAGGTCTAGGGTTGTTGAGTGCGGAGGAGAGGTTAACTGTGTGGTTATTGGCGAACGCACGGGATTGATGGCTTCGGTTATTTCGGATCAGTTTTCTGGTGCCGGAGGCAGGGTTATCTGTATAGGAGATTGCGTTGATTCGGATGGAAATATTATTAAAGATTGGCTTGAACACGTTGGTGACCGATGGGCCAAGACTGTGTTCCCAGCGGTTGGGGACACGTTTGAAAGTTTTCGAGATTTTGAAAATCCGTTCGATTTAGTTTTATTAAACACTTGCGGGAAGTATTCAGAGATGGCTTCTTTAATAAGTAGATGGTATGGTCTTTTAAATCCAGGTGGAGTTATTTGCGGTACGCAACATGATTACGAAAATTATGCTGCAAGCCTTAATGCCGTGCATGAAGTCATCGGTAAGGACAGGGTCAACTCCACCGGGAGCGAATTCTGGTGGGCCACCACAAACAAGCAGGTGGAGGCTTCAAGTTGAGTTCTGATATTTCAATTGCAAAGAGGCACAAGATATGCGCTAAGTGCGGGATGGAGAAATCTCGCAATAGTTTTGGGAAAGGGCCTAATAAAACTTGGTGTAATAAATGCAATAAAGAAATTTCAAAAATTAAAAGGTCGGAGTCTAAGAAGAAAAGATTGCAGTCGGCTTTGTCTGAGTTTACAGCGATGCTCAGGGGGACTCAGGTAGATGCTCCTCATGTTGCGGAATATTGTGCAAAGCTTATTGAAAAGTTCGGGAGTCTTGACAAGATAGTTGATATGCACCACAAGGTTCTTACGTCATTAGTTGACGATAACCCTGGAAGCAAAACGTCAATTGATGCGATGAATGGACTTGTCCGGTTAATGGAGCTTTCTACAAAGTATCGAGACAGTGCTCCTGACATTGAAGACCTAGACGATAAAGAAATAGAAGAAGAGCTTTCTCGGCTTATGTTGGCGAGGCTTTCCAGTGAGCCTCAGTTACTCAATCAACTCGTTGATGCTTCTGGGCTAAGGGTGGTGGACATGGACGATCCGTCAGAGGAATTCAAGGAAATGAAAAATGGCGCAACTGGGTGACATCGACGAAAGAATTAAAGCTTTGTCTGTGGAAAGAGCGCAGAGAAAGAAGGACGCTCTTCGTATCTATCGCCCGAGAAGCGATAAAATCGAGGCATTCCATCAATCGCTGGCTAGTGAAAAGATACTTCGCGGCGGTGCAGGTTCAGGTAAATCGTGTGCTGGGTTTGCGGAACTTGCATCAGCCGCAACGGGCATTCCTGTTATTGGAAGGAATGGCGATGAGCTTCCTTGTAAATATCCTAAAGGCTCACTTTTAATATGGGTTATTGGGTTTGGGTGGGATCATGTTGGTGAAACAATCCACAGATATTTGTTTACTGACATGTCAGGCATGAAAATGATTAAGGATAAGAAGACAAAACAATACAGGATATTTCAACCATGGAACGAGGAAGACATTGCTCGGTCAGATGAAATGGAGTCAGTTCCGCAGTTAATTCCTCACAGGCTAATAGACCACACTCAGTGGGCGTGGGAGAATAAAGGGGCAAAACAATTTAAAAGATGCGTATTGAAAAACGGAACCGTTATCCGTGCGTTCTCCAGTACCTCTGTTGCTGCAAAGCGTGGTGACGAACCAAACATTATTTGCATTGACGAAGACATCGAGAACCCGGACCATGTTGAAGAGTGGCAGTCTCGTCTCCGTAAGGGTGGAATTCTTCTTTGGCTTGCCCAGCCATACAGCCACAACCATGCGTTGATGATGCTGTCTAAGCGGGCAGAAAACGAAAAAGAACTGAAAAAGCCAGATATAGAAGAGTTTCAGATAAGGTTTTCCGAGAACCAGTTTATTCACCGCCGCGAAAAAGAAAAGATGATTAAGCGGTGGCAATCGCACGGTGAAGATGTTTTGGCGGCAAGGGATCGCGGTGATTACGTTGTTGGTCACATACTTATGTATCCAGGGTTTTCTAAGAATGTTCACGGAATAAACCTGCAGGGCTCTGGCTCAAATGAGTCTAATTCTAAGATAAGGAAAATAGCGTCTGCTTTTAGAGCAAATAACGGTCGTCCTCCGGCTAACTGGAGGAAAGATTTAGTTCTTGATCCGGGCCATGCAACTACTGCTGTTCTTTTCGGCGCAACCCCGCCAGACAGTGAGTATTCTGGTAAGTTTTACGTTGTGTATGATGAGCTTTATTTGCATAGGCATAGCGCAGATGAAGCAGCGAAGGCAATTGTCCGTAAGGCTGGATCGCAAGTTTTTCAGTCTTATGTAATTGACCAGCGTGCCGCCAGGCAAACCGGCTGGGGACGTGGGGCAGGGGAGACGACGCACCACATATACAGCGAAGCATTTGCCAGACACGGATTAAGGTCGGTGGAGACAGGTAGTGCATTTTCTTTTGGTGCCGATAATGTCGAGGCAGGTTGCACTCGTGTTCGAGAGTCAATGAATGTTCGCGGAGATGGCACTACAGAGCTTATGGTAGTCATGGATACTACCCCAAATTTCTTTATGGAAATAAGCGACTACAAGAAAAGCGGTGGAATTAGAAGGCAAGAAGTTGCCGAAAAGCCTGCCCCGAGGCAAAAGGATCACTTGATGGACTGTTTGCGCTACTACATATCTACAGAACCAGAGTATATTGAACCAGACAGGGCTTTATCCATGCCGTCACCTGCGTGGAAAGAGTTCCAGAAATTTAAAAAAGACAGAGACGGATCCGACAAAGATGATGCCGTCATGAAGCTTGGCCCCGGTGCCGCCCGTTAACCCCAAGGAGTTGCTATGAATAATCTTCCGAAAGCGCCGTGTGTCGGAGAAAACCTTGTTTGGTATCCCCATGGAGACACAAATCAGTCTCCGTTTGCTGCTACGGTTGTCCAGCGTTTTAGCGATCAATCTGTTACCATTTGCACTCTTAGCCCTACGGGGAAAAGAGATGTCTGGCTTAACGTAAAGCATGTAAATCATCCTGATCATGAAACTGCGCCGGAGGGTGTTCGTAGGTGGGGCGCGTGGGATTTAATCGGGCAGTATGAAGAAAAGATTTCAATAGAAGAGCATGATCGAGAAGTGAAAAGGGAACTCGCCAGGGTTGAAGCAGAAAAAAGTATGTCAATTGATACTGACGTTATTTCTGACCCAGATGAAGATGAGATGAGAATCATTAAGTTTTCCAGGGAGATGGGGGATGTCCCTGGTAGAGCGCAATTAGTAGCAGGCAAAATAGGTGCTGAAATGACGCACCAGAGGGTTAATGCTGTGTTAAGGAGATTTCCCCATCTATTAAACGGAGAACTTCCAGAAGAATTGCTTGGAGCAGGTAAATGATTAGCGCTACTGAAAAAGAAAATCCGGTTTCAAAAGAAAAACTTGGCGATGCTCTTCGTCAAATTACTTCTGGATGGCTTTCTAAAATAGAGTTAGCAAAGCAGGCTAAAAGTCAATTTAACGAAGTTGCTGAACAGTGTACCGCTTTTTTCCAGGCATCCGTGTCTTTTATGTGGGAGCCTGGTTTTCGTAAGAAATTTCTTGGTACTGATGTATCACCCAATTTTCACGTAACTCTCAATAAAGCTTTTGAGCTTGTATCTATATATGGTCCGACCTTGTATTGGCAGAATCCCGAAAGGCTTCTTACACCAAGGAAGCATGTACCTATAGTGCCTGACCTTTATGGGATTGACCCTACTCTCCAGAACCATCTGCAACAACAAATGCAGCAAATCCAAGGTCAGCTGCAGCAGGCTCAGCAGGCAGCTCAGCAGGCAATGGCCCCTATGCAGCAGCAGATGCAGCAAGCCCAGCAACAAGGGATTCCACCAGAGCAAGTTCAGCAAATGTTTATGGCACAGAATCCGCAGGCTCAGCAAGCGCAAGCTCAGGTTCAGCAGCTAAATAATCAGATGCAGCAAATCCAACAGCAGCAGCAGCAGCAGCAGCAAGCGCAGATGGCTTTTGAGTCTGCTTCTCAGCAAGAACAATTCAAAAACAACGAAAGGTCTATACGAGCGTCTCTTATGCAGGAGTGGTTGAATTACACTCCCAAGGAGCAGCCCGGCGGCGGGCTTGAAACTGCTGCGATGAAAGCAATTACTGAATCTCTCGTTAAAGGTCGCGGTTGCTTAATGCCGGAAGCTTACACGATGCCGGGCAGTAAAGTTAAACTCTCTGGGTGCAGTTACATTTCTGTGGATGACTTATTCCTTGACCCCGACGCAACGGGGCTTGGTCCTAATGAATGTTGGTGGATGGCGGTAAGGAGAACTCAGCCTGTATGGTATGTCGAAAGAAAGTTTGATTTAAAAGGCAAGCTTCATTCTGCGGCAACTTACGAAAGGAGAAGCAGTTTTGGGGAAAGAAGTGGACGCGACCTTGGAAGCAATGATCGTGCAATGGGTAAAACGCATGACACCATTACTTATTACGAGATATGGTCTAAGGCTGGGGCTGGTCACAGGCTTGCCGGTTTAAGAAGTGAGTATCATGATTCGTTTGAAAAAGTTGGTGATTACGTTCGTATGGTTATTGCTCCAGGCATAGATTACCCGCTAAATGCACCGCCCAAAAAAGTAGGCAAGGCATCTTCTGAAGAAATTAAGAAGTTATTGGAATGGGAATATCCTTTTTGGAAAGATGACAGATGGCCTGTCGTCTGTCTTGATTATTGGCATCGAGTTCCTGGCAAAGACCCTCAAGGTTCTGCTTGGCCTATTGCACCGCTAGAGCCCGGCCTTGGAGAGCTAATTACACTAAACGTAATCGTTTCTCATATCGTAAATAGAACTTGGTCATCTAGCCGCGATTTCATTGCGGTTCTCCAAAGCGCACAGAAAGATGTAGAAAAATGGCTAAAGAAGGGTCAAGACATGACCGTTTTCCCGGTCAAGGAAATATATGGGGACATAAACAAAGTTGTTCAATGGGTGCAGCAGCCGCAAATGAAAGCGGATATGTGGCAGGTCGTAACGATGCTTACGGAACTGTTCGAGAAGCGGGTTGGCCTGTCGGAGCTTTTATATGGCATGACAGCTCAACAAAGCCGAAGCGCCGCTGACGCTGAAACGAAGCGGTCGCAAATGAATATTCGTCCAGACCACATGGCTAAACAAGTGGAGCACTGGATGGAGCAATGCGCTCGTCAGGAAAAAATGGTTGCTAGGTGGTCAATTGAGCCAAAAGATGTTGCAGTTGTTTTAGGGGATACTGAATCGAAACTTTGGGAAAAGTTTATAACGAACTCTTCGGTTGAAGAAACTGTCAGGGAGGTTGAATGCCATGTTACAGCTAACAGTGTCCGTAAACCAAACAAGGAGAGAGAATCCGCAAACATGGCTCAGGTGATGAGCGTGGCTATGCCCGAATTTAGTAAACATGCTGACGCCACATCTGACACTGGGCCACTTAATAAGCTTCTGGAAAAATGGGGTAAATCGATTGATCAAGAAATGGACGATTTCCAAATTGGTCCAAGGACACCTCCTCAGCCAGGACCGGAAGCAGCGCAAGCCGCCCAGGCTCAGCAGCAAGCCCAAGAGAAGCAGTTTGAACTTCAGATGCAAATGCTCCAGGCAAAAGCTCAGAATGAGCAAATGAAGACTCAGTCGCAAATGGCCCTTGAGCAAGCCAAGCTTCAGGGATTATCAATCAAGGCTCAGTCAGATATGGCTAAAGCTCAAACTACGCAGCAGCAGGCAGCGGCTAAGGCCCAGCTGGATCAAGCTAAGATTGCTCTTACTCAGCTTCAGCACCAGATACGAAGAAGCGAAGCGGAGCTACTTGCTCAGACAAGAGCGTCACAGCACCAACTTGAAATGCAGATACGAGATGAGCATAGGCAGCAAAGCGAAGCGGAGTTTATGTCTAAGCTTAAGAGGGATAATGCCGCACTTGAACATGGAATTAAGCTAGACCAAGAGCAGCATGATTCTGAAATGCAACAGGATGCAGAGAAGCACATTCTTGATATCGAAACCTCTGGAAGTCGATTACAGCAAGAGTCTGTTCTTCAAATGGCTAAAGCTGAGTTAGATGAAGATGTGGATTTAGCAAAAGCCAGAAGCGCAATTGCAATAGAGCAGGCTCAATCCGAGGAAAAGGCTCGGGTCCACAGGCAGGAAATAGCAAGAAAAGCCCGTGATCAAAGAGAAAACGAAAAAATGAGGGCTGCTCACCAAGGTGGTCAAGGAAGGAATCCGCAGGAATGAAGTATAAAACTATAGGGAAAATAGTAGACGGCAAGTACATAAGCTGCGATGACAATCCACCACCTGATTCGAGAATGCAAGATGTATTATTAAGCAGGAAAATGCCATCAATTAGGACTGATTCACAGTTTTTGGCTAATCATGGTACACTAGAGAAACAGTTCGAGGGCGACCAAAGGCAGTTAAAAGCGGTTACTGATAAAGCAAAATCTTTAGGTTATACCCCCAGTGTAAATGATACATATATTCCCACTTTGGCTAGATTTCCGGGCGATCCATTGGCCTTCGTGCCAGCGGGAAGTCCAAAAAACCATATCAAGAAGGTCTGCGAGGCCACTGACCGTGCCTGCAAAGGCGATGTTGAGGTACAGAGGGAAAGAAAGAAGCCGAAAGAAACTATAAGGCTCGGAGAAGATTTAGTTCAGGAAGAGGCCGGGCAATTAATTATGGGGAACCCCGAAGAAGCGTTGAAGCCTAAAGAACAATTGCGTAACGAAATTTTGGACAAGCATGGCGCAAAGCCATACGACAAACAATAAGGAGGGTCATTAACAATGGCACTGACACCTGTATCGAGAATGGCACTTGAATCTGCTCTTACGGAGCCTAGTGCTAACACGGAAATCAAGGACATCCTTGAAATCAACGACAATACCGCTGGTACTGTTGCTGCAAGCAAAACTGTTATTTACGGAAGTGACAGCAGCATTAAAGCCACTGGTATACTGGACACTAATGTTGTTGCGCAAAGCGGAACTGCCGCAGAGGATTTGACCTCTACTACCAAGAACCTTGTCTGGTATGCGTCAACTACTCAAGCTGGGGCTATTACCTTACCGCAGGCTACAGCCGCAAATGCAGGAATGGTAATTACAGTAATTGCAGCCGCAAATTGGAGTGGTACTGAATTTAAGTTAGGGTTCCTGAATACTGGCTCTACGGTATTGGTGGGCTATTTAAATGTAGCAACACTTGATGCTAATAGTGCAGCAGTTGGATTTGCAGTAACAGCTAATGCGAAATGTCTCAAGATTGATTCGGCTGACGTAGCAAAAGCTGGTGGCGCACAAGGCTCCACTTATGTATTTACATATTTGGGCGCAAACTTAGTTCACGTTGCTGCAAATGCTTACATCACTACTGGTACAGTTGCGACTACTGCTGCTGCATCGTTGACTGCTGGAATCTAAGCCCATTAAAGGAGACTTATTATGGGCGCAGGATTGCGTGACATAGCACCGAAAGAGGTCTATTCTGCCAAAATAGATGCGGCGGCAGCTACGGGTGATGTAACCGTGTTGGATTTTTCTGTACTTCATCCAAACGATTCCAGTAAAAAAATTGTTGTCATTAACTTTCTTTATACTTGCACTACTACCAACCCGACTGCCTTCTGGTCAGGTTCATCAAGTGGTACGCAACTGACTGGAGACATGCGTGTTATTGCAAATGGTTGGGTTAAGGGGGGCTACAATCCAGACGGACACTTCAAGGCTGCTGTTGGAGCAGATTTAGTTATAGAGCGAGCCTCAAGTGTTGGTGTTGGTGGGTGGATCAACTATTACTTGGAGTAACTGATGGTTGCCGAAGCAATTTCAGATAAAACTGCCAAAGAAACAAAGACTGCGATTGTGCAGTTCAGCGCAGACCTGGACGATACGGGAACTCTTTTTGATGCGACAGCAACGATTGAATTAGTAGCGGCAATTCCAGGTAAAAAAATTGTTGTTACAAACCTCAACCACTGGCACATAACTTTTGCCGGAACAACAGATGGAGTCGCAGTTGAGTTTAAGTCAGGAAGCACGGCCTTAACAGGTAAGATATTGTTTTCAAACTTTGGGGCCAAGAACACAACAAGCACTTCATACATGCCTGATGGTCATTTCTGGACATCAAAAGGCGAAGCGTTAAACATGACAGTCACTGATACTACAGCAGGCGGTGCCCAGACAATCTGGGTTTACGGCTACATAAACTACTACGAAGAATAACCATGAAATGGCACTACCACTTGAACGGTGAAACTGTGGGATTCTTAATAACCATTGCGTTCGTGCTAGCGTCGATTAGTGCTAGCTATGGTGTGAGTCAACACCAGCTAGATAAACACGAAGAAGATATAAAGATTATCAAAAGGGATGTTGATAGCAACGAGGACATCCTAATTGAAATACGCAATGACGTAAAATGGCTGCGGCACAAGATGGCTTCGCCAGAGTGAGCAGCCCTAACATAAAGGGATGCCCTTGTGGCCGAATACACACGGTTATATCAAGCCGCTACGCCTGACCTGTTCACGTATCAGGATGCGTTAGAGCATTTAGAAGCAACTACTCTTGGCGGCGCAATGGATTCCGAGCGCCGCGATTTTCGCTCCGCAGTTCTTGGGGCGTATCCTGATTTAGCCAGCCGATACGATTGGCTGTATTTCCACACCGAACATGACATTCGGCTGGAGCCACAGTATTCAACTGGGACTATTTCCTATGACCACACTGGAGGGACGCATGATCGAATGGTAACGCTTTATGCACCGGACGCATACGAAGCAGATGGAGTGACCGCTCAAACAGCCTCATGGCCGAGCAGCGTCAAAGATGGTCGCATCAAAATAAATGACGTTCGCTATCCTGTTGAGTTTGTAGAAAACCCCGACGCTCATGGAAACCAGATTATAACTTTGCCGGAATCGGCTAACCCTGGTGTAGATATTTCTTCACCTACAACATACTCGACGGTATCCGCTAGGCTGGGTAACCCAAGGGGTACGACTACATACACATGGCTCCGGTCACGATATACCCTGCCCGCTGACTTTAAAGACATGGACCCTCCGCATACGGAGAATAGTTATTTTAATCAGCGGCCTGTTTCTCTTGACAGCATCATGGCGTTCGAGCGTCATGTCCGGGCATCGTCTAACCCGCCGCGATGGTATGCTGTAGGACCAGACCCCAATCGTTACGGACAGATGGCAATGTACGTCCAGTACGAACCGAATACTGCTGAAGGTCTTCGGTTCTTCTATCGCCGGTTTCCACGGCGACTAAAATACAGCGATATCTCTACAGGGACAGTAAGCACTAGCGGTACTACGGTCACTCTTACAGGGCCGGGCTCTCCTTCGGAAGCTTCTTCGGCCAGCTTTAGCAGCGACATGGTTGGTTCTGTCATTCGTTTTGGGACTTCGTCTACAAAGCCATCGGGAGTTCGTGGCTTAAACCCTTGGGTAGAGCAGCGAATCATTACCGCTTACACAGACGCCAACACGGTTACTGTTGACTCTGCGCCATCGGCTACGTTTTCAAATGTAAAGTATGTCGTATCTGATCCAGTTGACCTGCGACCTACTATGATTGAAGCGTTTCTTCGCGGCTGTGAATGGAAGCTTTCTCTCTCGCGCCGCAATGCGGAGTCTCCACCAACTGAATTGCATCAATGGTATATGGAGGCGATACGCATCGCGGGCGAAGTGGAAGCAACAGTTGAGCCTTCATGGACGCCGCCAGCTATGTATAATCGTGGAATTCAAGCAATCGTAACTCCTAGCGTGAGTGGTTAATAAAATGTCAAAAGCACTACACAAATTTCTAAAGCCTTTGTTTGAAATTCCAAAAGAAGCCGCAGGCATAGCCAATCTAAAAAAGCACGCGAAGGCTGGGAATAAAGAAGCAGTAGACCTTCTTAAAACAATGACTGCAGGGAAACCGGCTAGAAAATCAAAAGACAAGGTTCCTGCCAATTTAGTAAAACCACTAAATCCAGAAGCACAAATGAAGGGCGATGCCGCCAGAAAGCTTACTGGTCCTAAAGGTGGACCTCCGACTAAAGGGCAAATTAAAAAGCTGGGTGAAATGCGGCAAGACTATTCTGGCAGCGATTCGTTCCCTGACCTCAACTTAAAAGAGCATCCGCAAGAAGTGGAGTATTTCAAAAATTGGATGGAGCACACGCTGGGTAAATCTCATCCATCATCTGTTCGCTCTGAGTGGGATTTATGGCAAAGATTTCCAGGGCAGCAGGGGCGAGATGGATGGGAGCCGATGTCGTTTGAAGACTGGTTCCAATTTAGAAAAACAGGGATTCTACCTGAGTAGAAGGATATAGCTATGGGACTACTAGGAACCGGATTAAGAAGCACAACGGAGTTGGCTGTTCCTGCTGCTGCCGCCAGTCTTTCTTTTTACGACATGGATAAAGGCGAGTATGATTTTCGCTATATTACCCCCAAAGATATGACGGGTGAAGAAGGCACTTTGGGTCCAGCGATGACATCAATGGATGTAAAGGAGTTTGGAGAGCTGGCGGGGAGGCACGGGCTTACGGGGGGGAAATACCTTTACGACCCCAAGGGCTTTAAACTAGAAAGAGAGGCGCTTGAAAAACTGGTTAAAACCGGAAAAGCAACTCCATTGCAACAGATTAAATATCTAGCTGGCGATGCCGGGATGTTCGGCCCTAAAGCATGGAACAAGCGTGTATCAGACACGTTAGTAGACTTGCCTCGTTTTTTAGCGGGGACTTCTTCTAAAGTAGCTCCTAAAACTTCGGGGTTTCTTTCCAAGACATTCGCGCCAGCAATTCGTAGCCTTGGCAAGCAGGGAGCAAAGATAGGTGCGAGAACTGCAACTCAGGCACTGGGCGGTGCAAGCGGTCCATTCGTTCAGCCACTCATGGGATTCATGGAATTATTAGATGCTGGTGGCGTGCGCCCATCTTGGATGGGAAGCTACACGGGGGCTTTTTGGGAAAACGAAGACTGGAAAGATTCTTTAGGATGGGGCGACAAAACACACTGGTTGAGGGACACTTCTTATAACTCAGATAATCCGACTATGTTAGGTGGCATGCCATTGAAGGCAGGTGACGAATATCTGTCAGATATAATGGACAAGGAAATTGATCCCATTAATCATCCAGGTGTAACGGTCGCCACCGCCACCGCTATGCAACAGAAAAAGAAAGCTCAAGACTGGGGCGCAGAAAAAGAAAAAAAGATTGCTGGCCAAGACTGGGGGTACTCCATCAGGAACCCCTTTGAGACTGGCTGGGATAAACTTTCAGGAGCGATAGCTAGAAGCGATATTGGCTCTAATGTATTCGGCAACTTGGGGCCAGCCTTGTTGAGCACCTTTGGTCGCCCAGGCGTTGCGGAGGCGATGGATTACACGGGTGCTGCAATGAATGCAAATACAACTCCGCTTAGGATGTATACGCATTACGCTACAATGCCTGGCGAAATTATATCTGAATCAATGACTGCAAGGGGCAATAAGGTATCAGAGGATTCGCCAATTAGGACAGAAGAAGATATCCAGAGGAAATATCATCAGCAATATTACCAAGTGGATGAAGACAATCCATTGAGCAGGAAAAGCGCGATGGAAAATATGGGTAAAGGTTATGGATACGGCCAGATGCCGGGTGAAGGCAGGCGTCCCGAAAATGATCCTCTTAACCTAAGAGATTATTACTTTTTGCACAAAAATAAACAGGTAACCGACGACCAATTGAAACAGAAGGCCGCAGAGTATCTTGCTGAACGAAGAGCGTTTGCCGCACAAAGAAAGCTTGCCGGAAATTAATAGCCATGTCAGACAAGCCAGCTGGCGTAAAGCCAATTCCGCAGTTCCCTGGATATTCAACCAACAGGGATCCTCACGATACACCTGAGTTGGCTATTGATGTAACAAACATGGTGTTCCATGAGCCTGGAAAGTTATCTTGCAGGAAGGGGCACACTTTACTTGAGTTTGCAAACGATGGTGCTGATGCTTCGGGCACGGTCATTTCTGCGTTTCCTTATAAACGAGCAGGCAGTTCGTATATTGTTCACCAAGACTCAAATGGAAATGTAAGGGTAGGGAGGTTGTAGTGGCAGCGCCCACAATTAAAACGGGACTGGACACAACCAATCCCATGGTTTTTGCTAAGACCCGTCATGGCTATCTTATCGGAGTCAACGGTGTCAATCGCGGGATATTCTGGGACGGTCGCTCTGCGTCTGCCGATGCACTGGGCATTGATCCCCCGTCTACACCCCCGGTCATGTCTACCCCGCAGGTCCAGAAGTACGCTGCAGGGGCACTTCAAATCACAACTGACACTGCATCTCACTTAGATGGCGAATACATTACCATTACAGACGGGTTTGGGAAAACTGTTAAATATATCTTCCGAGACAATTCAGATAACACTGGAACCCCGGTAGGTGTTTTTAAGTCAACGTATATTGAGTCTGACGCAAATTACCCTGGTGGTGAAGTATATGTTGATTTGTATGGAATAACCGCCGCTAGAGCTACATTTGCAACATATCTAATGACGGCCATTCAAGGGCCATACGGACACGATGGATCAATAATTGCATCACTGGGTTCCCCGGCAATCGTAGGATTAACTCAGGTGCAAGGTGGTGTTGCAGGAAACACTACAGTAACAACTGATGTTGATGCTGCCCATTTAACCATAGTTCAATTTGCGGGTGGCGTAGATACGGGCCGAAAGGCTTATGCGGATATCACCGTGGCTGACGGTGATGCTGCGAGTGGAATGTCAGAGAACGAGTATATAAATATTATATCAACTGATGGTACTTCAATTAATTACATTATAGTTGACGATAACGCATCCACTGTTGCAACAGGAGATGCAGTTACGAGCGGGGCAACTGACGTTGGAAGCACTACTGCGACAAGAAGCGGCTGTGCCGTAACTATTGACCTGACTGGAAGCGCAGAGACTCAAAATGAATTTCTGGTTCAATTAGCGGCGGCAATACAATCTTCTAATGGGCATAACGCTGGAAGCTCAAACAGTAAAATAACCGTCAGTTCTGTTCCTGGTGCTGCCAACGGCGCTCAAACAATAACTCTTACTCAAGTTACTGCCGGGCCGGAAGGCAACACCGCGATTACTACGGATATTAGCCAGATAACTGAAGCCGATTTCACTGGTGGAACAAACATTTCTGGGGCGACAGGTGGAGACTATACCTGCTTTTATCGGTACGTCGATGAAAGAGAAGGTGCCAGGTTTTACAGCAACCTTTCCCCGTTCCAAGTAACAACCGCTGCAGCCGACGACAAGTTTGAATGGAAGCATCTTTCAGCATCATCGCAAGACGGGCGTGTAACACATGTAGAACTTTTAAGGACTACGTTTAATCAAGCAACAACCGCTTATGTAGTTGCTCGTTTACCAAATAACGGAACGCTAACAAGTATTGCTTTAACGGGTTCTGGTGTTGCTGTTGTTACCATCCCGAAGGGGCATGGGTTGATAGCGGGGGCAAGGATATCAGTTCTTGGAAGCACCAATGCGGCGCATAACAAGACGCACGTTGTTGATGAGATAGTAAGCGGAACTTCTTTTAAAATTAAAGGCGAACTGGGTGCGGCTAGCGGTGGCGGTGATTCCCTAGTATGGTCAATTGACGGCTACGTTGAAGATGGTTTGACTGACGGCCAAATTGTTTTGTTTCGAGGAAGTTATCGGCAAAAGCTTTTACAGACAGATGGAAGACCTGCAGCAAACCGCCACGCAATCCCGCCATTTTTTAAATCAGTGTGTTGTGCGTTTCAAGACCGTATGACGTATCTTGTTGACCCCGTATATTCCACGGGAACTATATCTGCCAGTAGTGGTGCATCTACGATCACTGGGGTGAGCACGGCATGGACATCAGATTTAGAAGGGCGGTTGCTGTGCCCTGATCCTTCAGTGGATTCATCGACTTATGTTATTGACACGGTTGATTCGGCTACTCAATTAACAATAGCAAAACCGGCAAACTCTGCAATTGCTTCAGGAAGTTCTTACACAATTATTAACCCGCCCGAAGAAAGAAACACAGTCTATATATCTGAGCAGGATTTGCCAGAGTCAGTTATTACCCAGGTCGCAATTCAGGAAAACGTGCGTGACGAAGACGAGCTTGTTGGTGCTATTGTCATGGGCGCTCAGTATTACGCATTAAAAGAACATAGCATTTATCGGATTACCTGGGCAAAGAATCCTTTACTTGACGCTCAGCCGCAGCTGGCAGCGATGCGAGGCACGATTAATCACAATTGTGCAGACCAACACGAAAACATTCTATACCTTATGGACGAAGAAGGCCCGTATGCTTTTCAGGGGAATGGTGTTCAGCCAATTGGAACTCCTGTTGCGGATCAGTGGAGCGACCAGCTTTTAGATTTCAGTAAGAAAAGCACATGGAGTGTCAGGGTGGATCCCCTGGAAGAACTTGTTTATTTCTTTGTCACGGGCATTGGTGACTCAGGTGACAGACCGAGGCGGTCTTTAGTGTACGACATCAGAAGTAAAACTTGGACAAAGTGGACGTACTCTTGGGACATCGGAGACAGTGTTAAGCTGACGTATAATAATCAACGCAGGCTTTTAATGGGAGTGACGAACGATTCGTTTTACGTTTGCAATGAAGGCTTGAAAGACGGAGATTCTAACGTAGCCTACAACTGGAAGTCAGGCATGTTTGCCTGGATGGAATCGGACCAAAACACAAAAAGATATTTTAGGGTTACGTTTAACCCGACTATTAATGATGCCACTTTAAGCATGAAGAAGTACGACAACCACTCTAGCACCCCAGCGGTACTAAACGAATGGGATGGTGGAGATGGGGTGTCTATTATGCAAGGAGCCACCGAAGCGGTGGCAAACCTAAAGCTGACGCAACACGAGGACGGCGACGAACCCGGCAGCAAATCCCTCCCTTGGTCGGGTAAGTTGCCGTTCCTTAGAGGCAGGCCGATTCGATGGGTTACTTGCGAGATAACAGGCGAGCAAAGCGACGACCGCATTATTATCTATGAAATAGAAATTGGTGGGGTGAAGTAATGGCGCAAGCATACGGCGAAAATGAAAGGCTTTCAAAGCTTCTGAAGCCAGCTCCCCCTCGCCAGGAATCCTTCAGGGATTACACTAGAGAGCAGTACCGTCGACTAAAAGCCCAGGATCAGGGAATTAACCCTACTGGCGATGAAGCCCTTCCGATTATGTACGGGCCGCTACTTGCCAACATTGCCAGAGCGGGGCTGTCCCGCACCATTGCTACCCGTCCTCCTTCGCCGGGAACCAAGCGACTTTGGAGAGGTGAGGGAAAGCCAAGCCACCAAAAAAACGTAAAGACCCTCAGCGTAGAAAACGCAAGAAAAAAGCCCCCTCAGTTTAGGTCTGGACAAGAAGAAGAATGGATAAATAAAGCTGATGCGGCAAATCGGTGGTACGGCGGCCCAACCAAAAAAGAAGTAAAGCTCTATTTAGACGACGCTTACGATCCGCGTCTAAGATATACCGACGTACCTAAATCCATAGCCGATAAGTACCACCTCCCAAACATGACGTTAAAACCTGGGGGAAGAATGACCCCGCACAACCCAAGAGCTTGGTCAGGAAACCCTACCCAAGAATGGTATTTCCCTCCAGAGGCAGACGCAATCTTACGAAGCTCTAAGCTGTATCGCCCCCCGCTTGCCCCATTTCAACCATCTAGTACAGCACCCGCCTTAATGGAATCAATGATTTTAAGAGAGGATGAGTAATGGCCGACGAATTTAACAGGCCAGAATGGTGGGAGCAATCTAGACTGTTTCAAGAAATGATGAAACGGGAAAGAACACCAGAAAGAAAGCGCCAGCGAGGGGAATTTTCCCCAAAAGAACTTAAATGGACGATGTTTGGTGGAAGCCATAATCCTGGCGGGTTTAATTCCTTTCCACGTAGTTTAGAGAGCTATATAACCAGCGGATACGATCCGTTAATGGCTCCGTGGGATGAACCACTGTTTTTTGATGAAGGACAGACAGAACTTAGTCCATTGCTTGGGCACAATATGAAAACAGGGGAAACAACAGAACACGTGCGACGAAGCACAGTGGGCAACAGCGGTGGCCAAGGACGTTTTAATTACTTAGGTCATCAATTGCATCATGGGTTTGCTGGCCCAAGAAAGAATTTCTTACAAGATGTGGCTGAAGAAAACAAGCTGCATAATATGTTTGGAGAATTTGTAGACCAGCGAAATCAGTGGAACGACGAAACAGCAAAGAGACTTTTTCTTGAACGGCGATCACAAGAGGATTGGGATAACATAAGAGAATATACACGTGACAACTTTGGCCGTCGCAGAGCGGTCAATAGCCCTGCTTATTATTCTCCATCGGAAGACGTAGTGGTTGTTCCCGAAAAAGAACCAAGGAACGCCGGGGATAAGGGGTGGAGCAGGGGGGGCATGGCCCAGCATGAATACGAGCATTATGACCAGCGGCATCAAGGGTTTAATCCTCGTCAAAATAATGCTAATCAAACCATGAACGAAATTAGCGAGGCTGCAAAAGAAATTCCGGCTACTATAGGAGACATCATTAACGCAGCCTCAGTTCGGAGAGCGCAGGGAGAGCCGGTAGATATTAGGACTGCACCCGTAGAGTTCCCTGGGGCAACCCAGGACGCTGACATGATGTCTCGGTGGGCCTATGAGCATGGGTATAATCAGCCAGAAGGCCCTTCATTGACGGAGCTTATTTACGGCACTCCTGAAGGAAGAAAGTGGCTGAAGACAATGGCTGGCCCAGGCGAACCATACCCCGAAGAAATTGATTACGGGGATCGCGCGTATCAGCTTTATCCACCGAAACCAAAACGTCCTGATGGCTATGTTGAACCAGGGCGGAGTGGTTGGGGCGGCATCCCAAGGAAACCTTGGCGGGAGATTCAATAATGTCATTTAGGCAAAACATAAATCAGCAGCTTCGTGACGCAGGCTACGATGAGTTGGCTGATCGCATTCAGTTATTATTAAGCGACACCATTCCTTCTAACAGGAATGCTCCATTAAGCATTACGGTAAACGAATCTGTTGTTGATTACCCTTTAAGCGGTTATGGTGCTGACGAAGCTGCGCCTACGTCTGAGTTCAGAGAAAACTCTGATCCAATTCCAGACCCAGGAAATTTTCCACCTATTCATAAATTTGGAACCGACCGATCACTTACGGTAACAGATGGATTTAATTCCGACATTTCAACTTATTACAATATCCCAGCCCAGGAACATAAGGTATTTGGCGGCAAGCCTGGAAGACAAGCTAGGTACGACATTTCTTCTTTGCAAGTTTCCCAGTACGCAACTAGGAGGGGGTACGACAATGATGTTCAGTTGTCACCCCCCAGGTCGTTATGAGGTATGCAATAGCAACTGCTAGTATTTCAGCGGCTAGCGGTACAACTCCAGCATCTGGCACTGCGGTGTTAGCAGAAAGGATTAACGGTGTCGTTACTCCGATTAGCTCGGACTACAGAACCGAAGTGTCTGTTTCTCAGGCTGGTCAAGCGCCTGGCACTGGATCAAGCGGAGGCAAGCCTGGATCGACTAGAAATACTGGGAGTTCTGATGGTGGTGATGATATCGGTAAACGTGATGCTGTTTGGACGGTTACTCCTGTTGGTTCTATATTTGGCAATAATCGCCCTCAGTCGGCATCTTCGCTGACTACCATTCCCGCCAGCCAGATATTCCCGTACTACAACTTTGAAGACGATGGCACCGATTGGTCGGGCCGTGGCTTAGACTTAACAGTTACTAATGGTTCGTACTCAACTACCAGGGTAGTGGGAAGTAAGAGTGCTAACTTTCAAAACTCTTGTCACTTTAGCCGCGCACACAACGAATACTTTGCAAGTGACGGGGGAGCTGGGATACGGGTTTCATTTTGGATTTACCCTGTGGCTTTAGGCTCTGGCTCCGGGGCTTCTGACATACAGGGAATTATTACCAAAGCGTCTGTTGATAGTTCTTCTGGTTCTGCGGTGTTTGATGGAGACTGGGGTATTTTCTACTCTCAAAATCTAGTTGGATCAAATGACCTACACGTTGCTACAGGTACTACGAGTGTAGCAACGCAGATTTTGCACGGCATGGAGCTTTCAACTGGAGCGTGGTATTTCATTGATGTTGTGTTTGACAATTACAATTCGGTGGCTTCTGTTAATGTGCGTGGTGCAGCTACTACTAACAGCGGCAATATAAGCATTGCTGGAAACATGGAGGGTGACACTAGTTTTCCGTTAAGGATAGGAAACAATTCGGATGGAAATTTATTAGGTGCTAACAGCGCACGGTTTTATCTAGATGCCGTTAGCTTCTCTAATGACTTTACGTCACCAACTACTGACGAAATGTATAACTCTGGTTCGGCATACGCTACAGGATACACCGCTCAAGGTGTAGAGTCGTATCTTCCTAGTGCAGCCACATCCCTTGTTACAGGTACATATCAAGTGCCTGGAGATAAAGATGTTCCTGTTTCTATTACAGGCACTTCGGGTGCGGTAAGACCGGCAATGAAAATAACTAAACCAACGTCTACGTCAGCCGATGTGTCTATTGAGGCAGGGACGGCCACTAGCAAATTCGTTGCTGACTTTACCGCCGATCCTTCAGTGGGTACGGTACGGCAAACTTCTAACCCCAAAGCTGCAGAAGTTGTATGGAAAGGAAAGTATGCCAACCATCCCATCGAGATACACGAATCTGACAACGGAATGATTATTGATAGCGAAACTGCTAGGGCGTCTGAATGCTCTATAGGTGTCACATCTATTGGTGCTGGCTCTCCATATACGTCACGTTCTAATTCGCCCACAGGGCCTCAAGATATGGGTGGCACGGTAGCGTCTGGGGCGGTTGCTAGGGACAAAAGCTACGGTGAATCCTCTGACCCAGAAGCAGCTGCTAAGGCTCTTGGTTATAGCCCTGGTGCTGCAATTACTGTGCGGAATCCAACTGGGACAAGCTATTCTTCGGGGAATGTTTTAAGAATAGAAAAGGAAGGCAATGGCTGGGTGATATTATAAGTACCACTAAACCGTTTATTGTGGGATAATGACACACTGACTGTACCCAGAAAGTAGCAAAATGGCTAAAAAAGACGAAGAAGAACTTCAGAAATTGATTGAAGTTGTTACTGGCGCAGCCAATCAGCAGCAAGCGCCCAGGAATCCCCAAGAGGAATTACAGGCCATGACTGGAACTGGCCCGGCCCAGCAAGCCGGAACAGCAAGTATTCCTTCTTGGATGTATAATTCCACCGCGAAACCTTGGGAACAACTTGGGCAAGATTATTACACCCAGCAAGGTACTGGGGCAGGGATGTCTGGGGTTGTGAATCCTGGTGCCTGGAATGCTGCAATGTTTGGTGGAGTTGGCGCAAGCCCCACTAATCCGTATGGGCAGTATGCAATTAACCCGTATTCTGATGGCGCAGTCAATCCAGAATGGATTGCTTCTGGAGGAAGGTCATTTGCCACCGAGACTCCTGATGGCGCATTTGGCGTGCAATCTGCGTATGCTCCGAGTTCTTGGAGTTTTGGTGCAAATCCAGCTGGTGGACTGCCGAACATGGAACCTGACATATGGACGGAAAATTTTAACACTGTTGGTTTTGCCCCTGGGCAATTGGATCCGGGCGGCGGTGGCGGCGGAACCACCCCGATTGGACCAGAGCCGCACTATAATGATCCCGATAAAGATTTTCTAGGAGGCGGGATAGGTGGATGGAAATTACCGGATTATATGAATCCGGGTCAATCTGGCGAAACTCCCGACTGGACTGAGATTTTTGGGAATAAACCTGCGAATTACGGAGAAGGGTTTGGGTCGGCAGAGGCTTCTAGGCTGCAAGCAATATCTAGGCTACTTGCTGAGCCGCATGCCGCTTATATACGAGAAACATTGGGCGGTAAGTTTGCGATAGACAGGACGAAAGAAGAAGGGTTCCAGAAAAGACTTGGTGAGCTTGGGCATCTGGGAATAACTGAAGACAACCCGTATGGTTCAGGTACTATCGCGGCTCAAATTTATGGCGAGCTTGCTAAGCAAGAAAAAGAAGCCGGTTTAAAAACGGGAACATATGACTCAACAACCGGAAAGTTTACGGGTGGAGTTCTTGATGCCGAAACTCAAGCGGCTAAGGATATTGATAGAAATAAATCTACCTTAGCTGAAGAGAGAATGGTTGAGCATGCAAGGCTTCTTGATTTGCAGGCCGGTAAGATAATGAGCAACTTAGGGAGCGTTCAATCTCCATTTGCAAGCATGTTTGGCCTTGGTGGTCAGCAGGGTGGTCAGCAGGGTGGTCAGCAGGGTGGTCAGCAGGGTGGTCAGCAGGGTGGTGAGCAGCAGATGCAGCAGCAGCAGATGCAGCAGCAGCAGATGCAGCAGGGAAGTGCTTCTCCGATTCAGAACCTGTTCAATCTTGCAGGTCAAGGCCAGATGCAATCGACTGCGCATAAACTTCTTGAAGGCCCGGCGCATGGTGGTCAATACAATCCGTTTGCTGCGTCTACTGCTGCTGTACCTGGAATGGTTGGCGGTCCTAACGCTTTCGGGGCAGGTCAAAATTCCTTGCTCGGTTTACAAGGCGCAATGAATACTCAGCAGGCCGCGCAGCTTGGCGCTAATCAGCAGCTAAGTAAGCTCGGCATGCAGGCAGGCCAAAACCTTATGGGGCAGTTTAATCCTCAGCTTGCCAATCAATTTGCAATACAGGCACCATTTGCTCAGGCAGCTGGTTCAACTATTGGCGGTCTAGGCCAAGCTGTTGGCGGCGTCTTGGGTGGAATGGGCAACGTAGGAGTAGCTTAAGATGCGTTTTCCCAGTCAACCGTTTGATCCGAAAAAATTCCAGCAAGCGATGATCGGCAACAAAGCCAGACAGCAAAGCTTGAAGCGTGCAAAGAAAGACCCTGGTAAAGCATTTGGCGCGTTAGGCAAACTTGCCAAGAAGATGAACCCGCAGCAGTTGCAGCAGTTGCAACAGGGCATGAGCCGAATCATGGGCCAGAATATAGGTGGTCTTGGTGCCGCTGGTCAAGCAGCTAATGCCTTTGGCAATTTTACTAGCGATCAGCAAATGCAGGATATGTTTAAACAAATGCCCTCAATCGGGCTGGGCGGCGATGGGCCTATGTCGGCTGGGGGTCTTACCCCTGGTATGCTGCAAAACAGCCAAGGCGTAAAGGGAATGCAGATACAGCAGTTGCTAGCCAACATGGGCCTTACTGGCCCTGGCTCTGGCACGCAAGCGCAAGGGGGCTATCGACCCCAGCCAGGAGTGACGGGAGGACCAACACCACCGACCCCAGGGCAAAGCCTGCAGGACATTGCTAAACAGCAAGCAATGGATCGAATAAGTCGACTTAAAGACAGAGATGTAAAGAAGGGTGGTCCCGACCTCGACGCAAGCCAGTTGAAGGAATTAGAAAAACAGGCTTTTAACATGCGGAATGATCCTGAACGCAATCAAAACAAAGAAGAGCTTTTTAGAAAACAGTTTGGTAGACCGACGAATCCGCAGCAGACTCAGGAAATGAAAAACATTTTCCAGAAAATGTCAGGGATGCCAAAGTCGGAGTTGAAAAATTACATGGAGTCATTGAGGAATGACCCTAGATTTCAAGGAAATGAACAGGCTTATACTAGAGCAGCGGGTCAGCAAATGCGGGGGGAACAAGCTGGTGCTCAGCAGCCGCTTAACCTTGGCGGCATACAAGGGCCTATGGGGATGACTGCGCAACAAGGAAGCGTTCAGCCTATGGGAATGGCTCCACCACAAGGAGGTGCTCAGCCTCCCACGATGAGACAGACAGTACAACAGCAGCAGTTCGCTAAGCAGCAGCAAGGTGGCGCTTCTGGTGCAGCGGCAGGTGGCGCTCCATCAGCAACTCAAACAGCAGCCCCAAAGGGAGTAAACAATAACCTTACTGCAACAGCAAATACAACGCCTGCAACAGCAAGTACAACGCCCCCAGCAACGCCCACGTTTCCTGACGCAAGTGCTGCTTACTCCCCTCCTAATTACGGAAGTGGTACTCAGTTCGGTGCAGGGGCAATGACACCGGGTGTTACTACTGATCAGCTGCAAGGTGCTGTTACCGGAAGCCCTCTTCTTAATACTGGACCGGCGACTGCAGGTCAGATATCCCAAGCACAATACAACCCTATGATTAACATGCCTGGGCAAGCTGATTTAATGAATCAATTCTCGACTCCGGGCAGGTCCAATACTATGGGGCAATACGGAACTGGCGGGTTGGCTAACACAGCAAACCAAATGGCTGCAAATCAAGCTGCACAGCAGGGGATACAGGGAGCCCAGGGGCTGATAGCCGGTAACGTGCAGCAGCAGCTTGGTTCCCAACAGATAGGTTCACAGATGGATATGGCGCAGCGTCAGCAGCAATTGCAGCATATAACTTCAATGCTTGGGCCAGCAGTTTCCGGCGCTGCTTCAGGGTTTAATCAGGCGATTCAGGGAATGACTGGAATGCCAAGGTTCTTATCGTAAACAGGATATCTAAAACGATGGCTACATTTTCAGAACAAGAATTAAAGCAAATCGGAATTATGATTGCTGCGGGAAATCCCCAGAGAGCTGCGGAAGAATATGTTCTTCGTCGCAGGTCTGAGCGTGCGGAAGAAGTACGGGAAAAAGAAGCAGCCGAAAGAGGTTCTCGCGCTGGAGGGAAGTGGTCGACTTATGTAGAGAACAGCCCAGAGCAAAATCAAAACTTGCTTTTAAATCTTCTCGGTTTAGGTGAAGATGCACCTGAAGCAAGAGAAGCACCTCCCCGAGAAGCACCTCCCCGAGAAGCACTAGTTCCCCAGAGGACAGACTTTGATCGCTTGATTGAAGCAGAGTCTCCCGCTCCAAGGGAAGAGGCAGAAATGTTTGAGCAAGACATGGAGCTAGGTGGAGACTGGACCGATGAAGAGCGGGCTGAAATTGAAGGCATGGCCGATGAGATTGAAATTGACTCAGCCTCTCTTGAGTTTTCCCCGAGGGAGTCTAGTCCTGAAATTCTTGAAGCGGGAATTGGAAGTGGTATCAACAAAGCTATTGTTAAGCCAATTGTAAACGCTGCTCTGGACACTGTTGGACGAGGCCCGAAGGTAAAAAAGGCAATTAAGGAATTACTTGACTTGCCGGTAGAGGTTGGCCTGCCATCTAAGGTGAGGGTAAAGGACTTAACTACGCAGCAGCTTCGTAATCTTGCCCATCAATCAGGCGTAAAGGGTGCCTTTAGCATGAAGAGGGTGGACTTATTTTCAATGCTTTCTGAAAACGAAGCATTAAGGAGCAGTCTTTTCAAGAGATTTTCTAAGAGGACCAGAGAAGCAGCAGAGTCAACAGTAACCGCAGCAAAAAAACCTTTTACTAAAGGCCCAAGAGCGCATGAAGAATTACTTAATTCAGTCATAGTGCTTGCGAATGGAGCTAAAGTTAAGGTAAGAGATTTAGGACAAGCTCCCCTGCGTAAGTTTGCCCATGAGGCAGGAATAACGGGTGCTCATAACATGAGCGTAAAAAGGCTCCATGAAATCTTAAGAGAGAATACGCTGATGAGAAACAGTGTTATGCGCCGCGCGGCTAAGGCAACCAAAGAGGGTGCGGTAGCTACAGGTGAACATGTCGCGAGAAACCCGAAGAAGTATTCTGCCGCTGCGGGTGCGGGTGTAGGTGGGCTTGCCACCTATATGGCAACTGGTGGCGGCGGCGCTGACCCTGATGTTGACCCTGATGTTGACCCTGGTGCCGATCCAGTGTCAAGCGAGCACACTGACATGCACGGGTTCCCTAGCTGGGAAGAGTATCGAGAGGCAAACGTAGGAAAGGGTCGCGAGCCAAGGAACGCAGACGGACAGGTGATCCACGTTGATCACCACGGAAGAACGCAAGAAGAGATGTATAAGAGACACAGGGAAAGAGAGGGCAGGGAAATGCTCGCGCAGAACATACACAACACCCACGGAGTTCCTCGCCACATAGCACGGCAGGCTGCTCAATATATGGCACCAGACTTTGATGCATACATGCCGGGGATTGACGTTGAGACTGCAGTCGATATTGCGTCTGGGCGAATTACTAAAGCTGAAGCAAGAGAAAAAATAAGGCTTAGCGGCAGGGACGTTGAGGTTACAAGGGAGTCTGTTGCTGACACCCACAGGGGTTCAGTGGGCATGGGCGACCCGTGGCATTCCGGTAGCTTAGAAAGCGATCCTCTTACTATTAATGATCAACCTGCGTTTGAGAAATCCGCAGACTTTAGGCATAAGCGTAAAGAATGGATGAGACTTGTCAAAGGTAAGTACGGAAGCTACGACAAGTACTTGTCTCATAAAAAGAGAACTGCAAGGATGGCTACTCCAGAATGGCAGGCGAGGGATAAAGGTAGAAAGAAGAAGCGTCGAGTTAATGAGCTTCTGAAAAGTGGGAATCGAGTAGCTGCTAACGCTGTAATGCTTGACATAGAAGACCCATCTGACCCAAGGAACATGGTCAACTTCATGTCGCCTCGGCAGTTCGCTGAATACAAAAAGAACTGGGATGAAAGCAATGAAAAGAAAAATAAGAAGCCAGACTCTTTTGCGAATGCCCGAAACATGGCGAAGAAGGTTCCCGGGCTTGCTTTAACGGCAAATACACCTGACGAAAAAGAAAAAATTAAAAGACTTATTTCTTGGATAGAAGAAACCTATGCACAAAATGATGAGCCTAGCCCGTTTGGTGGTGTAGACGTACCAGGGGTAGGATTAATGGGTTCCAATATGGATGACATACTAGGCAGTTCAAGGTCTGATGGCAAGAGATTTGCGCCAGAAGAAGGGGAGGGGATTGCTCGGTTTGGCGAAGATAAGGGTTATACATACGACACTTACTTTGAGGATGTCGATCCAACCCCTGTTAACTTGGCTCGGTATTTACACAAAGCAATGAAGGGCGGGTTAATGGGAGCTGGGACCGATGAGCATGGCATGGCTACGGCAATGCATGTCTTGAACCAGCTGCCTCCTTCCGTTGCTAGGGAGGTTATTGAAAAATACCGAGAGCTTTATAAACGTGATTTAAAAGAAGACGTTACGGATGAGCTTGGCGGCGTTCCAGTGTTTAGCTATGAAGAAGATGAAGATTTAAGAGACAGATTCTTAGGCACATTAAACAGGTAGTAACCGCATGGCATCTTATTTCGATGATCCATTTGGTGGCGATCCGTTTGGTGGCGATCCATTTTCTTCAAGTGGACATGGTAGTTCTTTCGGTTCGTCTTCATCTTCTGGTCTTAGCATAGACGATATTGCTGGTGTCCCAAAAGACATATCTCCTGAAGACAGAAGGTCGCTTCTCCGCAGGCTGGGAGAAGGAACCCTTGGTGGTGTCGGCGCGTTTGGTAACGTGCTTGATTTGCCCGGCTCTAGCATAAGAGACTGGCTTGTCGGTAAGGGTGGCGTTGATCAATGGGGTAGCCCGTTGTCTGGAGAGGACAGGGTTACCGGCAGAGATGTTCTTGCGCACTATGGCCTTGCCCCCAAGAATAAAGAGACTGGGATTTCCGGCTGGTTCAGCGATCCTATGGAAGCGATTTATGATGTTGGTGGTTTTCTTACTGAAGTGTTTACGGACCCGTTGACCTACACCGGGATTGGTCTTTTTGGAAAAGGTCTTGGTGCAATAAGCAAAGCTGGCGGCGTCCTTAAACACGCCGACCTTCTCGATGATGTAGTTGAAGTTGCCGGTAGGAAGGCTGCAAAGAAAGCAAGGGCTGAAGGGATGGGGTCTATCCCTCGGGTCGGCCCGCGAGAGTCTAGGCGAACCACTACCATTAAAGATATTTTAGACGACGATGTACTTCAGGAAAGATTTGGCGGGAGACAACCATTAGAAGAACATCTTCGCTCGTCTTCTATTAAGGCGGGAGTTGACGACTTTGCCTCTACGCTAGACGAAGGCATTGGTGGCGCTGCCCGAATGCACATACCTGGGTACGGTCCAGTCGGTCCATCTGTTTCTCCATTTGGTGGCAAGGTTGGGAAACTAATGGATAGTGGTTTTGGTGCAGTTGGTGAAAGCGCAGTTGGTCAGACAGTCGCTGCTGGGTTTGATGCTGCAGCTGGTGGTAAGTTTGGTAAGTACGCACAAGTGGTTTCAAGGATTGCCAAAGGGTATAAGACTAGGACTGTGCCCAAAGCAGTAGAGCAAGCGATGGGACTTGGTGATCATTTCGCAGGCGTCAGGCAAGCGGCAATTGATTCTGGACTTGGCGACATAATACTTTCAAGGTCAATGGTAGGATCCAATCCTGTTGGGGTTGCAGCAAGAGCTGGTGATATTATTCAAAGCCCATCTCTTATGCGCCCGGCTAAAGTTCTCGGTACAACACCGAACAATGATGTTATCCTTCGCTACCTTGATGATGATGGTGTCTATCAAACCATAACGACAAGAGCCGAAGACCTTAAGGGTGCGTCCCGTATTAGCGACCTCGGACAGGTTGACCAGATAAACGATGACTTAATCAACGATGCCTTAAGTGGGTTTGCTACTTCTGTTAAAGAACTTGGGGATTACGATCAGGCGTTAGACAGCTGGCTCATTACGGACGTTACTCGATCCGGCGAAGCTGGGGAATCAATGAGAGGTTTGGTTAATAGAATCCCAAATCCAGCGAAAAGAAAACAAGTCGAGCAAGTTCTTCGTAAAACAATAAACCAAATGGATAGTGTTACGCAGCCTGTTTATTCAAGGCTTGTTCAGAAAGGGCTGAAGATAGGAGAAGTTGAACAATATGCTGTTCGTCATATTACTCCAGAAAGACAGAGATTGATTACGGCTGAGCAGCGAACTCCTCAGATGGTCCGAGAGTATATGGGCAAGCCATCAAGTCAGCTTGCAAGAAACGAGGCAATAAGAGACATACCTACACATCTCATTCAAAGAATGCATGACGACCCCAGGTTTCGCAGGGCGATCAAGGAAGTGTCTGAATCCGGTGGTGGCAGCGAAGAAGCAATTGTTTTGATTTCTGAAATACTTGAACAAGATTCTGTGTATAAGCCGTACCTTCAGAAGTCTTGGAAGGAAGGTTTCAGGATCGACGACAAAGTCCTTGAAGTTCCTGGCAACATATTAAAAAGTTTGTCTTCTGACGCTGATGAAGCTGTACGCATGGCACATCATGCCCAAGAGATTGCCCGTTCCCTAGTAGATAATAATGCAGGTGGCAGGCTATATATCCCTGACGTACTTAAGAACTACGTTAACTACGCAAAAGACATGGCTAATCTTGAGGCGACTATAGATGCCATGCATGCGACTGTCGCCAGGACAGCTACTAAAGTGATGGGGCCTGGAACGGTTACTGTAAAGGAAATGCTTAAGAGTGTTGGGCACGATACAGCAAAAGGGCTGCAGCAGCTGTCTGCAGTAATGGGAGACAACGCCGCAGATATTGGAAAGATGTATGTTCCCACGGAATTTCTTAGGCAAATCAAAGCAACCAAGGCTATTCAGAAACCCGGACCATTTCTTGAGCAGTTCCAAAAGTTTGTTGACGGTACAACTGGAATGTTTAAAGGTGGGGTCACGCTTCCTTTCCCATCGTTTGCTTTCAGGAATCATATATCTGGGCAGATTGTAAACATTACTTCAGGAGACATTAATAGCGTTGCTGACTTAATTGATTACACAAAACTTTGGTGGGCTTCTAGGGGCCTGAGCCGAGGCCCAAAGTCAACTGCTACTATCAAGGGCATTAAAGATTCTTCAGGCAATTCAATGTCTAATGCTGACATCATGAAAGAGGTAAGGACTCTTGACTTCATTGATGACCAGACTCACTTCATGGATATAGCTGGACCAGGAAAACCCAAGAAGGCTTTTGTTGATTTTGATGTTGACGAGCTTACACCTAACTGGAAATTGCAAGGCCCAATGGACGCAGCTCGTTCTGCAAAAAAAGTTTGGTCTGAAGCCAGCGAAGGAATTGAAAGAGAACCTGGGTTTCTTAGAAGCATAGTAAGTGCAGAGCAAGTTCCTGGCACAAAGCCAATGAAGGGAACAAAGACAGCGAGGACTGCTGGGCGGTTTGTTATGGAAACAGGCAGCAACCTTAACCGTGCTGTTGAATTTCAAAACAGAATGACGATGTATCTTTATCTTCGCAAGAAAGGAATGAGTAAGGTTGGTGCCGCTGAGAGAGTGAAGCAACTTCAGTTTGATTACTCAGACTTGACTGGGTTTGAAAAAGGATACATGAAAAGAGCAGTTCCCTTTTACGCATTCACTCGCAAGATGGGTGGACTGTTCACTTCAACTATTGCTGATCGACCGGGTGGACCACTTGCACAACTTATACGGCTAACAAATAACGCCTCATCCCGAGAGCATATTCTCCCGAGTTACATTGGAGAGCAGGCTGCATTTCAATTGTTTGATCCCAAGGAAGAGGGCGCAGCTTCTTATGTTACTGGCCTCGGTCTTGCACATGAAGACCCGCTAAGCTACATGTCTGGCTTGTCGGCGCTTGGCCGTGGAGATGTAAAACAATTTGCAAGAAGTGGATTCAGAAACGTAATGTCAAGAACAAATCCTTTGTTTAAAGGACCACTTGAATTCTTGACGGGCCAAAGCTTTTTTCAGTCTGGCCCAGGTGGCATGGGTCGTCCTATTGACGAACAGGATCCACCGCTTGGACGACTTATATCTAACATGCAAGAAAGAATTACTGGAAGAAAGCAACGCGGCAGGGCTAAACCTTTTGGTGGCAGTTCATTCGGGCCGCTTATTGAAGCAGGTATTTCTTCTTCTCCAGTAAGCAGGGCAGTCACTTCACTTAGACAGATGTCTGACCCAAGAAAGAATCTTGCAGAGAAGGCAACAAACTTGTTGACTGGAATCAGGAGCACTACTCTTAGTCCGTATCAGCTGGATTACGCAGCAAAGCAATCGATGGAAGAGGTGGCGCAATCGCGTGGATATGGGGCTGTATATAAATCTCCTTATATTGATAGGTATACATTGGCCGAAATGCTTGCCTCTGGTAAAATAACAGAACAAGAGTTTAGGGATGCCCTTATGATGCAGGCTGAATACAAGGCCATGCGTGGCGGGCGAGACAAGACTGAGCGAGACTTGGATAGGCAAAATCGCCTACGGGAAATAATGGCAAGTGGTGCTTTTTAGGAGATAGAAAGAAATGTCTGATAGCAAAAAGTCTGGCCGGAAGTCGCCGGTTGATCGCAGTAATAACGCAGCGGAAGTTCCGTACAAGCGAGTGCCTAACGTAATTAAACGTGAGCATCTTGAAACTGGCGAGCATCGAGTCAAGCCCGGCAAGACAAACAAGAAGTCGGGTGCCCAAGACAAAGGCGGCTACTAGACGCTGGCTACGAGTACCTCTAAGTCACAGGCTGCACTGTTGGCAGTTGCATTGATACTCGTAAGGTCTTCAAGCGTAGAGGCTCCGGTGTCTGCGTAGTCAACTCCACCAGTAGCTGAAGTGCTGATGACTAGGTAGCTTGCGCCTGGGTCTAGCCTTACGCTGAAGTCCGTAGTACCAGCGGCTTCAATGTTAAGGATAATGTAGTTCGTGTCATCTTTATTGGTAAGACGAACGTACCTTATATCCCCCACGACAAACTGCCCTGCTTCAATGGCAGCGCCAAAGGTGAGAACAGATTTCTCAGACGCCGGGCAGTTTACAATCCGCTTGTTTACTTCTGCCACTGAAGCAACAGTAAAAGAGTTCGTAGCCCCCTGGTCTGAACCATTGAGAGTTATGGACTCAGTTATTGTTACCGTCAGTGTAGCTGGTGTTACTGTGCTTGCCATCAATCATGCGTCCTTCGAGAACAGAAGGCCCAAGGCCACTGTAATAGCAGCGATGGTTGTTGACCAATCGGGTGTGCCGCCATTGAGAAGTTCAATAACAGCGTGGGATACAGCAACGATAGCAGTTGCTACTCCCGCGATAGTTGTTTTAATATTACTTCTAAAGACCTTGGGCATAGTAGGATCACCCCCTCTCTTTGGCTAAGAAATCATTGTGTCTAATAAATTTGGCTGTCTTTGGACGGGAAGAATGTTTGGCTGTGATCCAGGCATTTCTTCAAATGGATTGTCTAGGGGAGCAGCATTTCCCTCCAAGAGCCTTAAGCCACCTGGGGTTCTCATTAACCTTTTTCGCTGAAGTGCATCGCGCTTAGCGGCCTGGATTGCCAGCTTCTTTGTTTGCTTCAGAAGTTTTTTTTCTTCGTTTGCAGCACGAATGGCTTCTTTGTTTGCAATAATGTGCGGGTTCTGCGCCTTGCGTGCCCTTCGCTGTGCAGCCTCTCTTCGTATCTCTTCGCTTTGAGCACGATTAATTACATTGGGGTTCACGCCAGAACGCACATTGACTCCACCAATAGGGCCAGCTTTCACTGCATTCGGATACATTATTATCTCCTGAGAAATCTTCGTTTATATGTGCCCCCGCCACTGGTTGCAGCATCTTGCTTAGCGGCAGGAGCGTCCATCCCTGGAAGGGTGGGGCTGAACTTTATTGTAGCAGGTGAGGCACAGGAAGCGCAGTCTTGCTGGGAAGAATATACCTTTCCTGGCTGGACTGGCTTCCCTGTGCCATCACAGACCGGACATTCCACGCTGACGGTCCCATCGCCGAGGAGTCCTGTACCACTACAGTTTTCACATATATCACTAGACGGCAAATTACGGACCTTAAGCACCACTGTTCCGGCAGTTGCTTCAACCACTCCCAGCCACTCACTTACTGTCCATGCATAAGAACAGCACGGAAACAATACTGGAAAAAACAACAAGGCAAAAAGTAATGCTTTCATAATCGAACATCTCCTACTCCTAGAAAGGAACGTCTTCTTTTCCTTCGTCATCCTGAGTTGCCTCAACAGCATGTGCCATATTAGCTGTCTCAAAATCTTTCACCTCAAGGCTTAAGAAAAAACGCTCCTCCCCTTCTGGGTTAATCCACTTTCTTCCGCTAAGCCTGTACTCAATCGTGACTTCCATTCCCATTTCAAGTTGGTCTGCTTCGTCGCACATGTCTTGAATGAACTCAACGGGAATGTAGTTGTCGTACTTCCCTTGGTTCTGCAGAAGAATGACTTTCTTTTTACGGAAGTTATTTTTTCCGTACTCCCGAGTATCTTCAATCAAACAGACAGAGCCAGTTACTTTGCCACTCATGCTCATCTCTCCTTATTTACATGCTTTGCATGGAATAATTTTCACCACCTTGCAAGAACCACCCTTGCATGAACGGCGGGCGTTGATACGCCATGCGATGCCACCAAAAATAAAACATCCAATCAACAAACTCATCATTGCACTTTTCATTTTGCTTCCTCAATTCTAAATTCGGGGCAGCTGCAGGCGGGACACACCCCGACTACTTCATGCTCAAGGTTACATCTGTTGCATACCTTAGTCACTTTAATCTGCTCCAGTAGTCTGCGCCCCAGTCGGGCAATTTCCTAGCAGGCCATCCATCGGCTCCACTAAAGGCAACCATATACCTACGGCGACAGTCGGACCACTTCGCCCAGAAGCTACCAGCAGGTATGTCTATAGTTGTATTAAGTATGCGAGTTCCACCCGAGTTCCAATGCCCCCAGCTGTTCATGATCAGAACAAGCGGCTCGCCATATTTCTCTTTGATTATGTCTCTGTCGTCAGCACCAATGCATGCCATGGCGTGACTCCAAGAACCTCGCCTCTTACTGAAACCATTCTTGTCCCTGGTGCTACTCCATCCCTCACCGCCGCATGTAGATATTCCGTACCCTTGGTAAAGAAAGTCTCTTACTTCCTCAAACGAATCAAGCTCAGTAGCCTGACGGATGCGATGCTTCAGTCCGAAATTTTTTATTTCATCGGGAGGAGATGTGCGTCCCCACTTCCCGGCCAATCTGGACGAGTACTTAGTGAGGTCAAACCCAAACTCGGGATAGTCTTTACGCAACCAGATGCCACTCTCTTGGCAGACAACTCGACCAGCATGTGAACAATTCCACCCATCATTTCCGTGACCTCTCCACCAGTACACCGCTTCGGAACTGCACAAACCAGCCTTAACAGCAGCAGGCGATACTTCCGGTGGACCCTCTATCTTTCCTGTCTCTTCGTCCGGTTCTCCCGACACAATGTCACAACACATTGTTAGTTCAGCAGCGTTAATAGTTGAATGGCTAACGCAATCTCCACGGCGCTGTGCCGCCCCAGGTTGGGAGCCAGGGTACAGCATGTCGATGTTCTTAAACGGGATTACAAGCTTACCCTTTCCTTCATCCATCCACCCGTTGTCAGCCGAAGCATCCATTCCAACGGTGTAATCCATGATGTCAAGAAATTTTGCATGTTCTTCCGGGTCAGAATACACGCCAGCAAACCCCCTTGAGTAAGCCCGGAGGAGCTGTATTCCTGTATGGACCCCCTTGAGTCTTTCTCTTACTGGTTTGTCGCCCATGCCAATGCCTTAAATGTGTCTATGATTTGTTTTCTTTTCGCTGTATCTAACGGGACATTGTCTCGGCCAACCTCCGATATAATAAAATCGTTAACCGCCTTTGCGTACCCAGGAATCCGAGGTATCTCTCCAGCTTGAACAGCCAGAGCCCCTGCGTTTTCGTGAGCCTTGCGAACATCTTCAGTTGTTCTAAGTATTACTTCATCGGAACCGACCACTAACGCCAGCCCAAAATACAATCCTCGAAATTGTTCGGATGCTTCAGGGTAATCCTTAAGAGCATTCGATACAAATTCTAGCTGCCCTTTTTGTGAAGGTGTTGGTTCGTACTCGTCGGTATCCACGGACTGAACGTGCGGCGCAACCTTTGCGGCAAGATACAGCAAGAGGAGAACCAGCGGGATGAATCTAAGAAGATTACTCATGGTCTTCATCTCTCCAATGCTTAGCTATAACATCACCAGCGGCAGACACAGCCTTGGTTTCGGCTTCACATCCTTCGCAAGCTTCCAATAAATCTCTTATCAAATCCATGCGAAGTTGATGTTCACCTGGGCTTCTCTGTGAATCTGTTTTCAGGAAAAACGAAGCAACCTTCGGCCACATTATTCCTGCCACTGAAAGAAGAACCAGCATAGACACTACTATTACTTCATTGCCCATCTCTTTCCTCGTCTTCCCTTGATAGTAAAAACATTTTCCTTAAATCGACAAAACAGTTTTCTGCAAGCTTTCCAAAGACAGGTCGATACCCGCTGCCCTCTAAGCCGAGCTCAATCTTTTTCCTCCTTATTTCTTCTGTCTTACCTTTGACGTACTGGTCAAGGATTGCGTGCTCATTACTCGTTGCATTGCCAGAGTCGGCTCTCATGACCATATCATATATGTCGTCTGGCACTGGGTCCATCCCATACAATTTATCTAAATCCTTTCTTTCTCGTTTTGGCATCTTCCTTGCCGCCGTTATATCCCATCCAAAGGATGTCTGTTGTATACCTTTAGCTTCGCGTAATCCTTTACCGCCTTTTCTAAGCATCCATTGCATAAAAACCTCGCGTTCTTTTTTCGATCCCAATCCGTAGTTCTTGACTGAAAATCTGTCATCTGGATATACGTGGTAAGTGGAACATTAGCAAGGCCGCACTTGTCGCACCATTTAAGTTCAACGCTTCCCATTACGAAGCCTTCGTATTATTTCTTTTTGCTTTAGATACTTAAGCTCCAGCTTTGTCTGTCTTTTTACAAGCATGGTGTACCTTCGCTCAAGGCACCACCATGTCTCCTTCCATAGCGGGTCAATGGCAGCAGCCCTGCGTCTGCGAGCTTGCACTCTGAACCACAAGGACACGTTGAATCCAATGCGATGCATGCGGCCAGCAATGAAGTTCCTTACCTTAAACCCTAGCTTCCTTAGCTTGCTTTCTTCATGCACTTTTTTTGTTGGGTAGCTCATCTCAATTTCTCCGTGATGCCTACAAAGTGCGACTTACCATCACGTATAGGCACGTTAATGTGCAGGAAATCTCCGTCCGATTTAACTAATTGAAGTCCATATCCATGCGACCAGTTGCTAGGATTTTGGTGCATGTATAGTTCTTGGAGTTCGCATAGGCAACCTGGGTTCCATGCCCCAATAACTCCAGCAGATATAGTTCGTATGTGGTAACTGTCAGCACGGTGACTGTGCGCAAAGACCACATTCCCGCCGAACCTTTCCGCATGAACTTTTGCTGCGTTTACGGCAGTCGAAATGCCATGCACGAAATGACACTTGCCCAGCTTGATAGTAGATGGAAGGCCAAGGTCATGGTAATACTTGCCCTGCCTATACAGTTGTATGCTTCTGTCACTTAAATGCAGTACATGCTCTGTTCCGTAGAGCATACGCAGGTGTTCAGCTTCAACGGATACATCAGGGGCACCGTTCCTTAGTGCATTGGTGACGCAGTATTTTTCAATGCGTGCTTCGTGATTGCCTTCAAGAAAATGTATCTCTGCACCTGGGGCAGCCTCTTGAATTTTATCTAACAAATCGTTGCCCGCTGCTACGTCTTCGTCGAATTTATAGGTGGACTGCTCGACGTACCCTAATGTGTGGTGCTGGGCAAGGAACCCCCCGCAATCCAAGAAGTCTCCCATAATTACAATCTCTTTAGGCTTAAGAGATTCGAGGTCTCCAAGCATGGCAGCAACAGCAGGCTTGTGCATCTTGCACCCATGCACATCGGGTATGATGAACCTAACGTAGTCAGTCTTGCGAGACTTAGTACGCTTTCCCTTGGGGGCACTAAAGTCAGACGACCTGTAGTCTTTCAGACTTTGCTCTGTTCTCTCTAGCTTTTCTTCCGTCGACTTGAGTTTTTTCTTAAGAGATTCCAGTTCCCTGATGTGCTTCTCTGTCTGCTCAAGAATATCAGAAGCTTTATTTCCTTTTAAGTGTGCCATCTGCCAACTCCATTACGGCTCGTTTTAATGTGGACACGGCCAGCCTTGGCCTTCCAAGCATGGGACCGAATGTATTTGTTACCCTCTGCCACGTTCTCGTTTTAATTTCTTCTGGGCTATTTATCCAGATGTCTGTAAGGTCATGTACTATTTCTTTTTGTTCACCCGTAAGTGAATCGTAGAACCCTGATTTATTGTCATGCTCTATAGACATTAAAGCTTCGGTCGCTTTGTTTTTTTTACTCAAGACTTGCCCTGCCTTCCCCAGCAAAATTCCCACTCATGTGTCTCAAGAATACAAACCTTTGGTATCTGAACATAAGGTCCGCAACATGTCACGCCGTCCGTGAGGGTCACAGCAAGAAACTGTGGAGTATCTTTGAGAAGGAAGCCTGCTGTCACGCAAGGCTCTATAGTTTCTTTTAATTCTTCGAGCGTTTCTTCTAGGTCGCTCCACCTAGACTCTTCGCACTCAGCGTCTATCCATTTAACAACAACCAACTTCATCGCATACCTCCTTGCAGCGAGACAGTTATTTATTTGTACGTCTACAATACTCCGCGATCAAGAGGGCATCAGCAGTTGCGTGTGTCACATCAACAAAATCTGGGAACAAATCCTGTGCTAGCTGCTTATGTCTGTTCTTCCAGTCAGTGTTGGATTCGCCTTTCTCTCTCTTTAGACCAAGTTCTTTACACCAAACTGCTGGCCTTACTTTTTCAAAAGGAATGCCGGATGCTGTCATCAGCCCTAATAGCATTCCAAATGACTCTCCAAACTTAAAAGTGCTAGCTACTCCTTGTCCCGGCATTGAGTTAACGGACTCAACGACAGCTTCGCAATCATGGATTCCGTACCACAGTAGTTTGTTCCATATTTCCTCGTAAGATTTATCTGTCTTTACTACAACGCAAGCATCGCCATTCGAGTTAATGGCACAAATTGCGCCGGACTTTCCTGGGTCAACGCCGATGTAGTACTTGCTGCTCATTCAAGTTCTTTGGGGTCACCACTAATGCATATCATGTCCGTGTAAGTGCAGAGTCCATGCTGCACTGCCTGGAGCAAACCGATAAGCTTGTGGCTCATGACTTCATTCCGTTGCGCAAACTGCAACACAAGCTTAGTTAATTCATAATGCAGCAGGACATCCTCCCCACTGATTAGAACGTTACCTAAGTTAATGCCATCTTCAGGCTTTTCATTTTTAGACATGCGGTCCTCCTTGACCCACGCATATTATACCAATTAGTTTCGGCTAGACCGAAGAGCGGCCCTTAAACTGCTTCTCAATGACACGCCATCCTCAGCCATTTCCATCATCTCTTTCCTGCTCTTCTCCCTCTCGCGATCCTTCTCTATCTTCTCCCGCTCTCGCCTCACAGCTGACTCCTGTCGCATCTTCTCCTTCTCTGCAGCTTCAGCAAAAGGGATAAGGTTCTTGTCCCTGAAGGCATATTCCAGGGCCGTGTACCGCTCCTTGTGCCAATCGCTCATATGTAGCCCATCAATTGCAAGCTTGCACGTTTCAAGGTCGTTGAATTTAAGAGTCTCAACGATCAGTTCGTACTCCCCTGATCGGTGTCCCTTTGGTTTAAACCTGTATCGTGAATGATACTTTTGATAATGCTCGACGACCTCTTTGACATCACGCTCTGTTGGTTCGTATTCATCGCCGCCATGCTTATTAAATAGCTCGCTCATAATAACCTCCGTGAATATAAAAACCGCTCATCCACGCCAAGGATCAGTGAACCCGTGGCGTGATGAGCGGAGAGCAAGATTATACTTCTAAAATTCTTGGTCGGGAACGTCAGAACCTCCTTCTTTTTCCTTTCTCTTATTCTCGATCCGAACTTTTGCGGCCTTCACAGATTCATCAAGCATATTATGATGACTGCGAATCCACTTAAAATTCTTACTGGCATCGGCCCGAATCTTATCAACTCCCTTATCTGACCGAGCCTTTTTCATCTTTTCAATGATCGCAAACATGACATCATCGTCACCCACCGGACGATTGTCATCGGCGGCAACAGTCACTTGACCGTCAGAATTCGCGGCAATGTCTTTTGCTTTGATCCTGGCAGCAAGCGTTGCCGTTCGGTTCTCCGGCGCTGTGCTGTTTACTTCTTGTACAGCTGCTGCAGCCCTAGCAGTCGTCACACCACTGTAACCTGACTCCAGAGGATCCTTAGCCCAAAGCTCATAGGCTAAACCGAAATGCATCGCCAGTGCCATGCAAGCTCCTCGCCGGTGAGTGTCAGTAATGTCGCGAGAAGTAATCTTGTCAAAAGGAATAGAGTTATTCCGATGATCCATGATTGCCTGCGGCACAGCAGGTGTTCGCATTCCTTCCGAATGTTTAATGCGAATCATCAGGTATCCACCGACCGGGGCTTTAAACAAGATGCCACCATCGGGTGCCTCAAGGGTTTCAACAGTCCAGCCCGGTGCATGCTCTCGCATCAGCTGCATCGTCCGAGCCCAGTTTATATACGAGGCGCTGAATGACCCTCCTCCCTTTGTCTCTACTAAATTTTTAGTCGCAACTCCGGCCATGTTTGGCAGGCTATCGGAATGTTCGTACATCTGCTCAAGCTCCTTATAGTTATTTAATTTTCCTGGCCCGCATCGTAATAAATTCACGAGCCGCCACGGTATACTCACTTCGCTTTTGAATCGAGCGAACAATCTCTCGTCCATTAGGCATGCGAGCAATGTTCGCATCCCCCATTGCGTATTCAACTTCGGCCTTAAGAATCTTTTCCTTCGACTCAAGACCTCTCTTTTGCTTCCGAAGGTCTTCGACCTGCATCCATTTTTCAACCAGCTCATCTTCTAGATTAATAACAACACCCTCTCGAACGCTGTGAAGCTTGCTAATAATCTCTGGTGTTTTGGGATGTTCCCAGTCGACAGGTGGTGGGTTGTCTGCTTCGACTCGCTGCATCATGTCAGCCGAAGCATCGATAATCGCATCGATAATGCTATCGTCCCGAGGCACCACATAAACACGATGCTCAAGGCCAACCCAAACCGGAACATCGCATCGCTCGGTTTCGGTGACGGCCATGTGCTGCTGGCACTGGATGAGATACTCATTCGGGATTGCATCCGTTCCTTCCTCTCCCCATTCGGCATACATCTCCGAGGTCTTCGCTTCGACAGGAATGTAGTCAAGCGCGAATGACCATGGCAACTTCTCTAGATTTACCTCTTCAGAGCACCACAAGGCGTCAGGTGTGCATGAAAGGAAGGTATGTTTCGGATGGATCAGCATCGGGCAATCCATATAAAGCGTACCACCCACTCGCTGCTGATACATCGACAAGCAGGCAGGCTCAAGCGCGTGACCTCGACGCATTGCGTCCGTCATTGGATCGTGATCGCTCGGATCCTTTTTCTTCTCCATGAAAACATCGAGCGCCTGCCCATATCGCGACATGCCCAATACTTTTGACGACTCGCTCGCCCCAATAGTTTTCTTCCTCGCTTCGTACCATTCTTTTGTGTACGCCATCGGGCCGGTAACAGGAAGCTCTTTTGTCTCAGCCATTATCGTTCTCCATTTCAATAACATTTTTAACAATGTGCCGGTCAACAATAACCAAAGCACGGTAATCTTTATTCTCTTCGCTCGGGCCGGTAACAATCACTCGCCCAGTCTTTCGGTATTCAGGATCGAGAGTTGATGTCTCGCTGAAGGCAAGCTTACTGCCGACAGCCCCCTTTAACCAGACCACATTTTTATAAGGAACGACCAGCATGCTAGCACCCCCCATTCATGTGTTTGTTCCAGATTTTACGCCGACCACTTGGTTTGCATCTAGGCATCAGTACATCAATCCTCTTCCATATTGTTTGAATCCTACCCTTTTTGAAAGGGCGATCCTTTGAGAAGTGTTGCTCCGATATATACGCTCTTCTCTCGTGCTTGGCTAAAACTTTTTCCACGGTATCTGCAATTTGTTGAAAGCTCAGACCGCAGTGCTCGCGGAGAAACCGGATCAGCCTATAGACGGGTCTGTTTTCAGCATCGAAAACATACCGCTGATTCTTTCCGTGACCCACGCTTCGCATCCCAGTCGGAGCCTTCTGGTTGACAGCCTGCATCCTCCGCTTCTTCTCAGCCAGCCCTTCCTTGATCCTCTGCGAACGAAGCCTGCTTTCAAACTGAGCGAACCCAGCTTGCATCGTGAAGTTAAGTTCGCCATAAGGTGTAGACATGTCGATGTTATCGCGCACTGAAACAAGCGTGATGTCATCTTTGTGCCATGCTTCCATCTGGCTGAGTGCGTCCGAGCTTCGCCGGAACGCTCGGTCAAGAGTGCTAATGATAATCACATCTCCAGAGCGGAGCTTTGAGCAGAGCACTTTCGCCGTCTTGCGTTTCCTGAACTCAATCTTAAACGCTGACTCCCCGCCATCGACAAACACGCCACCCCACTTGAGGCTTTTATATTTGTCGTTGGTGAGTAGCAAATTGTACTGTTGCTCAACCATCCTCTTCTGTGCATCGAGTGAATAACCGAGCTTCTCCTGCTGATCGGTTGACACTCGGATGTATCCGTAAGCCTTGCTCATTGCTCATTCTCCAAGGGCTAGTCGTTGTAGTGGTAGTAAAAATTCCCCTTCCGAATCGTTCGGTCACCGTTGCTGTGCCAATACCTATTGCCACGCTGTCGGGTCCAGTTTCCATTGCTGTGAATGTAGGTATTAGGTGAAACGCGAAGACTCCGTTCGCCGTTGCTGTTCCAGTACCTATTGCCACGCTGATACGTTCGGTCACCGTTGCTGTGCCAGTACCTATTGCCCTGGCGATACGTCACCGCATCAGGCTCTCGAACGGTGTAGCTCTTGCCGAAATAGTACCAGTTCTGCGCGAGTGCATCACTCGCACCCGCAATAATAATCAACGCAAAAATAAATCTCATTGCTCATTCTCCCTCTATTAAATTGTTTCATCTCCGTGAATTAAAACATTAATCACAAGCGATATCATCGCATTGTCCACTCGCATTTCAGACATGTGCTCCGACATCTCCGGTGACTCGCTTACCGTCACCAAAAAATCAGGCACTCGCGGCAACTCTCTTCTTTCTTCCACTTTTCTTCTCCGAAACTATTTTCAAACCAAGAGCGTTCATGATCGCTGACAGAGTCTGCCCACAACCATCGCTCTCTCCACGCAGGTATCGATAAACGGTCTCGGGGCAAAGGTCTGGGCATCCCTTGACGACCGCATAAGCCGACACCCCCAGCTTGTCCTTGCGCTCTTCGATTGCTTCCCTAATTAGATTATCCACTGAACGGACCTCCCTTCGGGTCTTCGATTTCGTCCGCAACAAACTCTTCATACCGCAGAATCGCTTCGTTGACTCGGCCCAACGTCTTGGAGTCCATCTCGCACTTTTCCCTGGCATTCAGCAATGCTTTGAATAGCATGCTACTGATCGTAACGTATTTGCCACATTCTTCGGCCACAAACGCTTCAGCATTCGCGCATGCTGCGGCAAGTATCTGCTCAATGTCACTGGCAGGTTGGTCATCATCGCCATCAAGAAAATCCTTGTCAAATTCAATGCTCAAATCTTCCTCGCTCTCTGGCTCGCGCCATTCTTTCGGTTGCTTGTTCTTCCATCGGTGATTATTATTCTTCATCCTTGAAATCCTTTCCGGCTCGAAGCCGATAAAATCCATATGCTTGTATTGCCATTTTATATGTTCTCATGAAATCGTGATTATCTTTACGGGAATCCATTTCAGATTCCATCAATTCGACAACTGCTGCAAGCGCAACTCCACGGTCTCGCAGAATCCTGTCCATTCCGTCAGCCTCCCTGCCGCCTCTAAATCGTCGAGTAACTGGTGAATCTCCGACAGGTCAAGCAGTCGGTGTTCGACCGTAGTACTTGTGTTCGTGGGGGAACTCATTAACAATCAACTCCTTCGATCAAACTTCAAATCTTCCGGTATGGGTCCGGTCGATTCGTATACGTCCGAGTCGCCCTTCCACTTTGCCAGGAGTTTCTCGCCGGTCGAGTCGTCGATGTAATAAGTCCACCCGTTCCAGTGAATGTACATGCATCCCTCTCGGGCATCAATCTGATAATCTTCACCATCGACCTTCTCAAAATGCAGAGAGGTCGTCAATCCCTTCCACTTCTCAAGAGCAGTCTCTACTTCGCAGGCAACCGTCTCTGCCGCCATGCTCTCGGGCTGATGCTCTGCCGGAATGCTCTTGATTATTTCAACCAAGCTTTCAACGCAACCATACAACTCTTTTACTGCATCGATCATACTCATTCTCCTGAAAATGCTTCGACAAAAGTAATGAAAAGAAAAACGTAAACCGTCCCTGTCAGTGTTGCTAGCAGAAATTCCATTCCCTGCCCCTCCCCTTATCTGATTGGTTCTAGTTTCAGTGAAGTAAGACCTTCAATCGCGTCTTCAAACCAGTCCAGGTCAACGGTGTTCGTATCAATCTGAAAGCCGAGTTCATAGTTGTCCGCGAACATCGTCAAGTCTGCATCTTCCTCAATGAAATACAACAATCTCGGTTCGCCATCCCTGTCTTGCTGAGTGAATGGCAGGTCTACGGTATCGGTCCCGATGAAACCCTTGAAACTGTATGAACTAAAATC